TCTGCATAAAGATAACTTAAACGAAACTTATAAGACAATAGAACAACTTCGTCACGATATTGTAAATGATGAAGGGTCTATGAGTGATACAAATAAGTCTATTTATGATGCAATGTTAAAAGATTATAATCAGTATAAAGAAAACATGACTAATACTGAAAATGATCTTTATAACTCAAAAGAAGTAAGAGCAGAGGCTGAAAAACAATTCTTAGCACAATATAATAATGATGATTACGCAGAACAAACTGAGGCTATAAAAGACCAAATAGCTAAAAATATTGCCAAGGAACGTGTCGGAGAAATAAAGTCTAAAGAAGAATATATAGGATCTCGAATAGACGCAATTATAGGTAATATAAAGCAACAAGCATAGGAAGAATTAATCAACAAACTATAGAATCAAAGTTAGTTACTCAAACTGCTTCGTGATGAAACTGGTACTGATATTAATGTTGACAAGCTTTAGAGTATTATCAAAATAATAAAGAGGCAAAATAAAAAAGATAAGGCTGATAACGAAAAATCTTTAAAACAAATAAATGATGCAATAGATCGTCGTAATGCCGAAATAGAAAAATTCAATAAAGTATTGCCGGATGATAAAAAGCTTAAAAAAATAGATAGAGTAACGCTACAAAATTTTGCTGAAAGATATAATCAATTTGAAGATAAAGACAAATTATCAGAATTGTTTTAGATCAATTCGATGAATGAGGCTGTGTTAAATATAATGTCTCCAAATGTAACTGCATATACAATAGGTGAATCAGATCCAACTGATGCATTAATATATTCTAAAGGCCCTTCATATGATTAGCTTACAGATGAACAAAAGGCAGAATTTAAACAAAGCATTATAAAAGAGTTACAAGATAAAGGTGAAGGAAATACAGATGTAAATGAACAATATTTAAAGCATGAATATACTGTACGTAGGTCTAAAGAAAATGCTACTCTTACAAAAATAACAAAAGAATATAATAAATACAAATCAGATTTGTCTAAATTAGATGAATCTTCTAAACCTGCAGATAGAGAAATAATAAAGAGTAAATTACAGGAACTTCGTGAGAAAGCTGCAAAAGAATTAATGTCTCAACATCTTTTAGATAAAAACGAGCGTATGAAAATTGCACATTTAGAATTTCTTAAAGATGGTGGTATTACAGATGATGATATAAACAATCTTGATACTCCAAACGAAGATCCATATGTAAGATAGGCAGTTGACGAACTTGCTGCAAATGAACAAGATGCAGAAGGCAATACTCAATAGTAGACATAGCCTCAACGGCAAGACGAAAACGCAGCCTTGAAAGAAAATACTGAATCGGTTAATGAAAATACTGTTAACGCAAATGAAAACAGCAATGTTAAAAACAACAAAACTGTAAAAACTAAAGAAGAGACCGATGAGGTAAAGTCTAAAGTTGATGTAGCTAAAGAAAATCTCAAAAAACAGCTTTATGGTGAAAACGACGTTGTATCTGCAGATAAAGAATTACCAACTGTAAAATTTGATGGTATATTATCTCAGAATGAACCGATAAGAAAGATATTAAGTTCATATAAGACAATTGATGATATTTTAAATATTAAAAATGGTACACCAATTGCAAGAGTTGTAGTACGTGGTGAACGTAAATATTTAGTTGTCGCTCATGCTGTAGAAGATGGTGTACATACTATACAATTACAATATTCTCCGGTGTTATATGGCAATAACACAAAAATAAATACTGTAGATAATGTTGCTGAAGAATTGTCAGTTGGTTTTGAAATTCCTGAAGGTTTTATAGATCCATCTGGTCAGCTTAAACATATTTTATATATGCAATACGATGAAGATGTTAAAACTGAAGCAAAGTGCTCACAGATACATCCTCATAATGATAACGATATTCATACTATTGTATAGAATGCTGTAATTAGTAGCAGCAATGATCATATTATAGATAATACAGTAGAATAGCCTACACCTGATACAGAATTATAGGAATCGGAGGAATCCGAATCACAATCTGATTCTAACGACAATACATATGAATTAGGAGAAAATGAAGAGCAGCAGATCCCAGAAGATCAGAATTATAATATAGACCAAATAGATGAAATAGACACTAACAGTGAAAATGATTCACACAATGCTAATACTGATGAAGAAAATGACAATATTACAGACGAAAGTGAATCACTACAAGAAGAAAATAAAAATGATTCTCCAGAAGCTGTTTAGGAACAATTAAAAGATGACTCAATATAGTCTAATTATGACAATCAATCGCAATATTTGAATCAAACGTTTTTCTATCAGCCCGATGCTACTACTCCTATGGTAATGGCTGTAGACGGGAAACAATTACAATTCAAATATCCAATAAAACCAAATTCTGAATTATCTGAAAATCTTTCTAAAACAGGATGGTTTGAATCACTTGATAAATTTTATATTGTTACTGGATCTAATAATCGTTCTGATTTGACAAACGAACCTACTGTTTCTTTAGTAATGTATGATCATAAGAATAAAGCTACATATGTTACAACGATGCGCACTCCTGGTACATCTTACTGGTACGATTCAGAAGGTAACGAGCATAAAAGTAACGACTATGATAAAATTGTAAAGTCTTTATTCTTTATAGGAGTAAACAAGGAATTATATAAAAAATACTTTAATAAAATATTATTAAGCGAATACTCTCGTATTACTGGCAAATCAATTTCTTTTGATCCTGTTACCGGTGAGCCATCATATGAATCAATAAATGATGCATTGAAATGGTATAATGGTAAGAACATAAATCCAGATACAGTAGAGTATATAAGAAATACTGCAAAGAAGTATTCCACAAGATTTGGAGCAAAAACACTCACATTTGATCAAATAGAACAATAGATAGAGAATTTAAAGCTCGCTAGACACGCCATAATTGACGCGTATTGCGATAAAAATCCTGATGGTACATATACTATACCTTCTAAGATTAAAGAGCATGTACGGCCTCAAAACACGTCTATAAGCAATGGTAAAATTACGTCTCAGCATACGAAACATACTCTTGCTGGAGAAGAAATGGGCTTTGGTATTCCATCAGATATAAAAGAAATAAATAAGAAAATTAATGATGGAGAATTAATATTCGGTTACGGTTCTGGTTTAAGAGGTAGCGACCCAATGTCTATAACCTCATTAACACCTGTTAAATTTGACCCACATATAGGTGTTGGATATTCTGGAAATATTTACATAATCCATAAGGCTGAAAATGGTGGCCTTGTTCCTATTATGTTGGACGAAGAAAGGTTTGATAAATCTGGCAATTCTAATAAAAAATTAAATAGATCTGATGATAATTTAATAGATGTAATAGATCCCAAAACTGGTAATGTTGTAGGTCAGAATATTCCAAGTTCTGCGGAACTATTATTATATTTAGTTACTGGAAAATTAAATATGAAATATTTGCCAACCGGAAGTCGTGATTTGATATATAAATTTGCCTCATTCTTTGTAAATAATGGAGAACACACAATTTATCAGCCAGAAGATGGAAAAGCAAAAATTTCATTCTTAGAAGATAAAAATTTCGCAGTAATGGACACGAAAGCTGGAAGAACATTGCAAATGACAGTGAGAGATGAGAACGATAATCGAATACAAAAGTATTATCCTCTATCTCAATTATTCCAGAATACAGATTTTTCCAGAAATCAGCGCAGAGAGGTGATATATAATATTGCTGAAAATATGCACTGGAATACAGATAAAGAGATGTTACCATAGCGCATTGATGAAGAGTTGATACAATCTTTAAAACGTTATTTTGAAGAAAATCCTAATGCAGAGCAGTTTTCTATTTGTGGAAACAAACAGCTTTCTATAAACAAACACGATCTGTTTGATGAAAAGGACGGGCGACTTATATATAATGGTACTACACAATTAGCATGGATGTTGAAAACAGGTAGATTATTAGCAACCACCATCCCAGGTAAAATATTTGAAGCGCCTTATGTGTATGCTACTGGTGTAGACGTTTCTGAAAGTCATCAAACATTGGAACAAATCAAGCCAGAAATTATAAGAACTGAAAAAGATAAAGCGACAGATACCGTAAGTTTGATTCCAACTGTAAACAAGAGGGCAAAAAGAAATCTTGCAGAAAGATTTGATAAGATTAAAGTATAGCATTTATTAAATCTTTATAAATATGGCAAACATACTCTTGATTATTGGTTTGCAGATACGCCAGAACGGCTAAATGATTTTTTCAATCAGTACGACGAAGTATTTAAAAGTAGAAACGGTGTGTAGGATTGGGTACTATTCGATATAGACGCAAAGGGTATTTTATCTAAATTAAACACTAATGTCAATAACGATGAGAAAATCTAGAACTATATAAAAGAATATAGAAGTGCGCTCATGACGTCAATATAGAAATATTTGGATTACTATAATAAAGAGAATAACGCAAATATAAAAATATCTAATTTTTCAATACGTGAAGATTAGATTAATTCTATGATTGCGTTAATAGCTAATGAAAAAGCAATTCCTGAATTAATTTTATATGGAAATAATACTGGTGTTATAAATATAAGGAGTACCGAATCTATTCTCGAATCTACTGTTAGTATCAGTGGCGTTTTTCAGAAGAATCGTACTGGTGGAAAAATAGATATAAATAAATCGAGAGAGTGGTTATCTAATAAACTCGGTATTGATAAATCGCAAGTAGTATTGCTTGATTCTGTAATGCGAAGTATGGATGGTGTTGAAGTATTTGGTGTTACGAATGTTGTTACTGATATATTAAATCATGGTGATTCTCCAGTATTAATGTTCAGTTCTAACGCTGGCTCAGGCACGACATATCATGAAGCTTGGCATTATGTGAATTTGTTGGTTCACAATAAACATTACAGACAAAATATATATGATGCTTATGTCAAGGCACATCCTCAATTAAAGAACAAAACATATAAAGAAATTGAAGAATTACTTGCTGAAGATTTTCGTAAATATTGTCAGTTTTATAATGATGATTCTATATTTGGCAAAATAAAAATTGCATTTGATAGGATAATTAAATTCTTAGGGTTGTACAAAAACAAATATGTGATGTATAGTATATTTAAAGATATTAATTCTGGTAAATATAAAAATGTACATCTTGATAGTGAATCTATAAAAGAATTTAAGCAAAAGTATTCTACTGGTGTCACTATGAAAAATTGGTCAGTTGGAGGAATCAACGATGAAGATTTAGATAAATTAAAATATATCAATTCATATCAGGATTTTTTTGCATGTGCTACAGCTATTGCAAATAAGATGATTGATGATTTCGCCATCGATAGAATCGGTAATATTCAAAAAGTCACAGATGTTACCAGATTTTCTGCATTTATAGAAAAGATATATGATGAATTTACGGGCATTAACCCAATAGCTACATTGTATTTAAATGATATAAAAAACAACCCAGAATTGTTTTCAAAGATAATACGAAATATTATAAAATAGTATTCCGTAGATGTGAATGAAGAATTCTTTAATGTTAACAACAAAAGTCAAAAAGATAAAAGTAGTAATCAACGCGAACAAGATATAAATGGAATTGCTGAAAATACATATGATGTTGATCCATTTTCTATAAGTAAAAAAGATAATGTCGCACTGAGAGCTAAATTGTTCCTCGGGTAGATAAAAATGTCTCATTATGATATAAATCCAATAACTGGAGAAAAAATCATAGTAACAGATACTGACGGTATATTTGGTGCGCCGTTGTATACTCCTTTTTCTGAAGCATGGAATCAAGTACTTACAAATTTGTGGGATACTGATTCATATGGCAAAAGAGGAGAAGATGAAGAATATTTACCAACTTCTATAAGAGGCGCTGTAAAAAGACTTGCGGAATCTAATAAGTTTTTCTATTAGTTAAATAAAAAATTAGATCTTATAGAAGATGATGTACAATTACAAAACCAAATTCATTCTACAATTCGTAGTCAACATGCACAATTATTACAAATATACATCAGCAACTCTACTCAAAACAATACATCTACAAACAAACCTTCTGAATCAGATGAAGGGTTGTAGTTGGATAATACTAAACAACCACAAAACAAGCGTGTGTGGAATATAATGAACGATAATCAGCTAAAAGCAAGAAAATCTATTCCAAGAATCTGGTCATAGCAATTATATCAATCTGGACTTGTTATGTATGATAATGGCAATAATGTAGTGTCTAAACAATTTGCTGACGGTATTGCACAAAGAGTAAACGCTATAACTAAGATAACAAGTATAAAAGGTCGGAATATTAATACAGATGCGGTTTATGAATAGCTTTGTAGTAATATAGAAGATTTGTTTAATTATATGTCTATTCCTGTCGACAAACAAGTAATAGAACAGTTTGTGAACAATGGATTGCCACTTTCGCTTGTAACAGATCACGCGTAGAGATTATCTTATTTATCTGCACAGATATAGTAGATAGAAATTGGGTCTATAATGGATATTGCAAAAACAATTATTCGTAGTGCTGGAAAATCTGTTCTGAGTTTTAATAAAATAGAAAAGCCTTTAGATAGTGCATTATCTGGATATGACATTGATTCGCAAATTGCATTATTTGCAAAAGCATATAATGATGTATATCCTTCTCCACAAGAATTTAGTGTTACTGCTCCAGATGGAACAATTAGGTATCCAATTTCTGAAAATAATTCAATATCTGACTTTGTTAGAAATTTAAATCACAATACGGATGATATAATTGATAATTTGAGAAAATCTCAATATACAAGACATTCATTATTATTAAATGCAGCAGAGCGTGTAGATTATAATTCTATTAATAGAGATTTGCAAATTAAATTAAACTGTTTTGTTGGTATCAGGGATGTTGATGAATATTTTGGAAAAGATTATACTAAAATAACTACTATTGAAGACTATTTATCAAAAATGCAAATGACAATGTAGAACATGTTAGTATTGCCAACAATGGCAGACAAGAAAACATGGTATTCTATATCCAGCCCAAACATCAAATTACCGCATGAATTAGTCACATACGATAATTTTGATATATCTGGAGAATCATTATCAATTTTTAAAGGGTATGTTCGAGACGAAATCGAGTCAATTAAACAATACTATAGTAGAGATAACGTAAAATATCTCATAGATAATCCAGGGGCATTAAGAGTAAACTTCCATGGAAAAGTTAAGAATGGTAGATTGCAATTTGGTGGCGCTGGTGGAAAATTTAGATATTTTTCACAATTAATGGGGTTTAGTGATTTTGAAAACTTAAATGCTAGATTACAACATGCGTTTTTAAAACAGCAAGAAATAGAGCGAAACCCGATTGAATATGGTGGACTTAGTCAACTTAGACAATATAATAAACAAGATCAAGAATTAGATGGATTTGAGTTAGTCAGACAAGAAATAAATGCAATAGAATAGCAATTATTTGATGATAACGATAAATTAAATGATATAATTACTAAATATATACAAAATCTTGTGTATAACGAATTAGAATCATTAAAGACAAAACGAAATATCGAACTTGGTTATTTTACAGAAGATGGGAAATTAATGCCTACAAAGATTCCTATGCAAATTCTTAACGCATATGAATAGATGTTTAATAAATATAGCATTAAAGACCACAGTGTAAGCATTTCTAACAAATTAGATATCCTTGATTTAGCATTATCGGCGATTACAAATAACGTAATTTCTCAATTTATATCAATAGAAGAAGTAGAAAAAGTTTTCTCTGGTGACCCAGCTTTCTATAAAAACAAAACTATAAGTAGGAATGTTAGATTCGATGACGGTACTTATGAAATTGATTTTGTAAGCGACAAACATTCTGATAAAATCAAACGTCTCGGTGCGTTATTATCTCCAGGACAAAAAGTCAGAACAGATTATTCAGAATCTATAATAAAGAAAATACCAGAATTAAAAAAATCAAAATATACTGTATTAAACATTAAAGATATTAATTTAAAGAGTGAGTATTTAGGCCAAATTCATAATATGTTTGCAAAACAATATCTAATAGATTATTATGTTAGTAATCAAGGCGACACAATAATTACAGAATTTGCGAAAATACATAATTATTCTAATGTAATTGATCTTCTTAATACATTGTATACAAATGATGAATTATATAATGAACTAAAACGAGTTGTTCCAATAGAATTAATAGAAGATTTTGATAATAAAGCAAAAAGTAATACTAGTCCATATAGCGAAATCAATGTATCCGATGCACAGGTATTAATTAGGCCAGAAATGTATAGAAAAATACGTATATCTCTTGGACAGTGGTCATTCGAAGATGATAAAAATGGATATTCTGACGAAAAAGCATACAATATTGTCGAAAATGATCCAAATTGGGAAAGTGATGCTGAAAAATGTAAACTAGTGCGCAAATTACAATTATTCCCATTAAAAATGTCGTATTTTTAGAACAGCCCTGTTGTTCAGTCATCTGGGGAAAATGGAAATAGTTATTATAATTTACCGATTTATAATAAAATGGCCATATTTCCTGCGTTTAAATATGTATTTTAGAGTACAAATGGTAAAGCCTTATATGATAGAATGAATCGTAACGGTCAAGAAATTGACATGATCGCATTCGAATCTGCTGTAAAGGTTGGAGCAAATCAAAATATGTATAAACCATATAATAATGAGGTTACGTCATTAAATGAAATGAACATACAAGATTTGTTAGAAGATTCTGATATTACAATCGATAAAGATAATATTGTTAATTACAACAAGCATGGCAAATTACATGTACAAGTACAGGATTTAGATTGTCTCCGTATGTAGCTCAACACAGAGTCACATGAAGACATTGAAAGAGCACTTGGTACATAGGCGCTAAAATTATTTTTATCTAATATTATTGATGATTTAGAATATAGAATCGGAAAAAATAGAGAAGCAATAACAGGTAAACAATTACGTATAGAAATTGTATCTCTTATTAATGCTTTAACAGATAAAGGCGTAGATTCTATAAGTAAACGCTTCCAATTTAAAGATGGCAAACCAAATCCAAACAGAATAAGAGATCTTATATCTATAATAATTAAATCTAATGATCTGGGTATAAATGCAAAAGAAATAATAGACAACAATGGGTGTTTAGAAGCACTTGGATCTAGATTGTTATTTGAACAGAGTGTTTCAAAGCTCATAAACAAGAAAATCGTAGATATAAACCTTAATGGAGGATCTGCAATTCAGCAATCTGTATTTGGGTTTGTTGGATTAAATAAACCTAACATATTAATTTCTACAGAAAATCAAAAAGTTAATACAGAAAATGGATTACACATATTAAATGATGGTAAAAAATTACGTTGGATAACGAAGGGCAAATCTATGGAAATTATGTTAAGTGCTAATTTCTTTAAATCTATTGTTCCGTTACAATATCAAGATTCGTATTCAAATATGCGTCAATGGTTGATAGATAATGATATTATTTATGGCATAAAACAAACTGGAGAAATGTCTGATCCAAAACCAATTGGTATAGGGTATCGTATACCGACGCAGGGTATGTCGTCGATGTTTTCATTTATAATTGCGGACATATTACCATCACAATCAGGTGATAATATAATTGTCCCAGAAGAATTTACTGCGCAAACTGGCTCTGACTTTGATGTTGATAAGTTATTTATAGCTATGAAGAATTATACTCCTACTATGAACGAGCCTATCGATTATAATGATGATGTTAAGTAGGCATTTTAGTCTGGCGATTTTAACGCTATACATGAAACAATATCAAGTAGTTATCAAACTTCTGATATAAGAAATGCATTAATTCAAAGATATATTGATGTTTTATCAGACGAACGTACTTTTGTTGACGCAAGAGGATCTATTGACACTGTAACAGATAAAATAAAGCACGGAATAGTTCCTATATTAAAACGAGCAGAGCAAAATTATAATACGTTTTCAGGGTATGAAATGTTACCGTCTTTCCAAGCTAAAACCAAAAATGAATTTATGGCCGGAAGAAACGGCATTGCTCCACTTGCATTAAATGTTACTAATCTTGCACTAACACAAACAACCCACTTAACAATTGATTTTGGAATTGTTGGTGATAGATATAGCTTAGGTTCACTTGACGCGATGGTTGGGGAAGACGGATTGTATATATCGTCGTGGTTATCGGCTATGGTAAACGCACACGTTGATGTAGCAAAAGATCCTTATATATCTGTGATGAATGTAAATCCTGCCACATACAATCTTATTAGTTTATTACTTAGAGCTGGTAAGGGAATATCTACATTCTCATTCTTAGCACAACCTGTTATCAAAAAATTAGCAAATAAAATAAATACGCATGGAGGTATTTATACTGATGATGCTACAAAAGATTTATCTATTTCTAAATTTAGAGATCTTGCATTTGATTATTTATTAGGAAAATGGAGAATGGTTGCTATTTCAAAAATAAGAGAGGTAGATGTGGATCCTAATCTTTCTGTAGATGACAAAAACCGTTATATGAAATTACTTCGTATGTCAATAGATGGGTTCGATACTGCAGAATTTGCACGTGAATCAAGTGTTGTATTTGATTATGACTTTGGTATTAAATCAATATAGGATGATAAATCATACGAATATGTGATAATGCAATGTCTTTCACTTTATGCATATAAAGACTTAATTCCATATGCAAATGAGTTAAATGAACTTGTAAGAATGTCATAGGTCGATACTAGAAAGTTTGGAAACAATATTTCTACACATTATGACTTTTTAAACAGGTATGACATATTTAAAAATAATTCACATATTTATGATACAAAAGTCATAAATTGGGCAATAAATAATGAAGACGTCTCTAAGAAAATAACAAAAGACGGTGATGCTGAAGGAAACAGTGTTCGTGCATTATAGTATTATTTTTCACATACATGGTTAGATTAGAAACTAGAAACTGCTACTTTATTTACAAGAGCAATGTTGAACGATCAGTTGTTCAGTGCTACTCCTGAATATGAACAATTGTTTAAATCTGTAATGTATGAATTGTTTGGAGATCCATATATAACTGATAGAACATAGACTGCACATAAAAATTATCAGTCTCCGTCTGATAAAAAGGTTGTGGCAGATATTGGTACAGCAATAAGTTCAATAGCTCGTAATAATATGTTATCTAAAGATACATATAAGATATATCAAAATGATGAACCATATTCTGGGCCTATTGATTTTAATTTAGGTGGATCAAAAGAGGCTGTAATTAATAAAATGTTGCAGATGATATATGGTAATTCTAATAGTGAAGATTCTTATGAAAGGTGGTCTATATTCCAGTCATATGCTAAGTTAATAAATAATCTCAAAATACATAATATTGATGATTCTTTATAGGATTTAATTGGGCAAAATGGACAAATAAGTAATGAGTTTTTGAATTATCTTATTGCTAATATGCCTAATGATAAATTCCCAATAGGAAGATTTACAACAAAGATATTGTATATAAACGCAGATCAAAATTATAAGGCAATATTACAATCGGCATTATATCAATTATTAACACACCCTAATAAGAAAATACGTAGATTGTTTAGAGATATAGTTTTCTATGATTATTATTCATCATACAACAATGGTCAAATGAACTCTATATTTGATTTAGTTCCGCTTTAGTTTAAATAGCAATATGTTCATGCTATTACAAATGCGCTTAGATCTAATAATTTAGGTGATTTTGTAACAATTAGTCAGGATTCTTTAAATACTGAAGAATATGTCGACTCTATATGCAGAAACTATTGGACCAATAATACAATAGTTCCTCAATTTAGTCTTACAAATAAATCTTTTGGTAACATTGGAGATAATGGAGATCTAAATATTAATTGGCATATACTAAACAAAGATAGAATACCTGGAGCAATATTGACATACAAAGGTGGCGGTCACCCATATATAAAAATTGTAAAAAAGAACGATACGTATATATACAAACGTGTTGGTGTTGTAGATAAATATTCGAAAGGTGGATTAAGCAATTCGGCTAGATCTGTGTACGTAATTGTTCCAAAATTAGGAGTCCATAAAAATAATATACATCAATATGAATTCGTAAGTGGCAATATGGACACATCTATATATGACAATAATTTATTACCAAATACTTTAAGTTTTGATAAATTAATTCCATCTATAACTGAATATGTAGACAATGCAAAAGTTTCTCAAAAAGAAATTGCAAACGGTGTTTATTATAAGTTTAGACAAATTGAGCCGTCGTCTCAAGGATTTGGCGCAAATTATTATTATGATGTATCTAATACGAACGATGATAACAAACTTAATTATAATGAAAACGGTGATGTGAAATTTATATATTCTACAAACAGATAGAAATATATAAATGATATAACTAACTTCACCATCAGTATAAATAAAGATGATATAAAATCAAACATACATATCGATTATAGTGATAATTATGATTAGTTTGAGCATTTGATCAATGATGCATTATCTGGTGTTGACAATGATAAAATACATCTTAAATTAAGATTTGAAGGGTTTGTAGATAATATTGTCAATTCTGAGCAAGAAGTTTCTGATTATGTTGATAGTCAAATAGAGTTATTCCAAAATAGGGTTTCTATGAACGATCAATTATCTCCTAAAGATGTTTCTAATGCAATATTAGAATTCCGTGAATAGTTATTATCAAAAGCCGATGAACAATTAAAATAGGTTAAACTTAACAGGTTTATAGATTCTATAATAAAAAATATATTATTCAACGACTATAAAATAGATTCTGTTTATGTAACAGATACTAATAATGTTGGTGAAGCCGCAATAAGGGCAGCTCAACTAAATCAAGAAAATTTTGAATCAGATCAGGCTGCAGTTGTAATATTAGACAAATCTATGCAAAATGATAAAATTTTACCAGAAATACATAAATTTGACGATGATTATACTTAGTTTTCTAATACAGAAAATGAAGACGTAAAGAGTGCTACAGAAACTATAAATGATGGATTATAGATAATGCAAGAACCAAATAAACCTACAGATGATGTTACAAGTTTGTTAAATGGTATGGTTGTTGATGACATATCTATGCCAGAAGATGATTCTGTGGAAAATAACACACAAGAAAGTGTAGTCAAGAAGTCAAGCGGTGTCACATAGACAGAATTGTTTGACGACTCTGATTTTGATTCTGAAGAAATGAACCATTGTAAACATGATTAATTATGATAATATGTCCTAACTTAACGCACCCTGATGTAGCCAGGGAATTTAATGAATTAAAAGAAGCTACAAGCGAAAAGGCGGCCTATCATATTTGGTCAGCTAACAATGGGAATAACATAGATAAGGCCCCTAATGGGGCCAAGTCTGTGCTATTTGACAATTTGTTATAGTTAACCAATGGTGATAGAACTTCGGCGATCAGGTTGAAAGCTAAAATATATTCAAAGTCTTTTAATGATTGGTTTGGTGATTGGATAAACGATCAAGAAAATTCGTCAAAAGCTGTTGATATTAATGGTGAACCGTTAATACTATGGCACGGTACAAAAAACAAATTTGATGAATTTAAAACAGATTCTGTAAATGATACAGAAAAGCATAATGTACATACTGGTAATGCATTTTTCTTTACGAATAGTAAACAAAAAGCTGCTAAATACCAAGGTGATATACAAATGCCAGTATTTTTAAACATGCGTAATGTTGCAAAAAGCGACGTTACAGATGGAACATTTGAATCTATTAATGATTATTTGGATAATGAGAACAAACTAATTAATGATGATAAATATGATTCAGCTATATTTGTTAGATTTGACAAAGAGGGTGAAAATCATGGCACAACTCCTACTACATAGTGGTTAGTAAAGTCTCCTAATCAAATACAATCTGTCAATAATGAAGGTTATTTTTCGAAAAACAATAACATCTATGACACAGATGCTGTAAAACGTATATTAGGGGACGATGTTGATGAAAGCGAGTTAAAGTATGTTGAAAACTTTGTAAAATCTAAGATCAAACAAGACTTAAATACAACATTACAACAAGCTGTTGCTGATGGTGTTAATTAGTATTATAAAGATAAATTTAGTACTGTTTACGCTAATATAAAATTTTAGTTTTAGAATTTTAATCCAACAATTACTCTCGGTGATGACATTACATCTGCATTAAACTCAAACAATGCTGTATCGTTTTCTATTATAATTAAACAGTTGCTAAATAAGAATATATTTCTTCAATCTAATATAAAATTAGCAGAAATTTTACAAGTTCATGATATTCCTGTAAAATTGATTCCGTCTGATGATAATATTCTATGTAAGGCTGTATCTGACAAAGATGGCGGTACTGTGATAATAATTAACAGCAATGTTTCAAGCGGTGTATCAAATACATATTTGGGGCAATAGATATTACACGAAGCTATTCATGCACTTACAGTAAATGCTATAAATAATCCTACAACAAAGGAACAAATAGAGTTTGCTAAAAAAAATAAAGAGTTATTTGAATTATTTGATCAAGCATATCCAAAAGACAAATTTGACAGATTAGATTAGAATGGTAATTACTACATACTCGCAAATGAAAAAGAGTTTGCGGCGGTATTTATGACAGATAAAGATGCTAGAAACATGTTGTATGTAAAAGCATATCAATTAGATAAGTCTGGGGATAAGCACATTATAAATAAATTAAAGGCGTTTATAAATTCTCTTACTAAGTTTTTTGTAAATAAGCATTTATTTAAAACAAATGTAGACAAATTGTCAGAATATGAAAATGAGTTTAAAAAATATTTATTAGGTTTAAATAAAGTTAAGCTTGGTAATATTACAGATAAACAATTATTTAATATTGTATATAAATCCATAAACGCTAATACATTATCTAATGAGCAATTAGATTAGATTTACAAAAAGTTAAATTATGTATTATCTCATTATGAACAAAATAATTCATTTCATGTAGATGATATAGATTTATCTATAAATCGACCTGATACTGATGCTGAGGCTATGCAAAAGCTTCAAAAATTAAGCGAGAAGGTCGCTTTAGGGCTCTCTCAGCGCCTCAAAGCTGTTATGTCATCCAACTTACCGGAAGATAAAAAACAGGCGCTCTAGAAGGAATTAGATGCCCAAATAAGCCAATTTAAACAAGGCGCTAAAAACTCATATATGTCTATATTGCTGTTTTTACGTCAAGTAGTACCATCTTTAATTGAAGATAGTGACAAAATATTAAAAGCTGCTTAGAATAATGAGGCTGTAAATCCTTCAGAACTACAGTATTATATACATGACAACTTTGGTATGTACAAAAAATTACTTGAGTATATGACCAAAGAATTACAATCAAATGCTGTTGTAACAGAACTACTTAGACAATCGAGGGAAGCTGCACTTTCAAAAGATGCTACATTCAGAAACATAGATGAAATAATCAATGCTGTAAATGATTGTAAGACTGTATGTGATAATGCAAAAGCTGCACTTGATATTACTATAATTAATACTGCTAAAAAAATATTAGCAGACGTTGGTAAAGAAACACATAGTCCGACTATGGTCGAATATTTAAGTTGTTTATAGGATATAGGGTTTGATACGTCTGTATTTTATAAATATTTCGGCATGGTCGATAAAGTACAAGATGAGGGCATTAGATCTATTGTATATCTCATAAACGGAGCCATAAACAAGGCACAACGTGAAGAAGCTGGAAAGCGAAATGAAATAGCTAAGGCAATTAGCAAACTTGCATTTACAGAACATTGTATTGACATATATGAAAAAGATTCTAAAGGTCGGACAACATAGTATTTAATCAGGGATCTAAATTACGGTCAGTTTAGAAACGATTATCAAGAGTTTCTAAAACAGTTAAACAAACAAGTATCATAGAAATATGGTATAATGTTACAACCTGATAATTTTTAGGCACCTACTGATAGAATACCAGATAAATCTGGTAAATATGAAGATTGTTGTCAAGAATGGAATGAAAAACTCAACGAATGGCTTGGGAAGCATTGCGAAAGAAAATTTAAGCCAGAATATTATAAAGCATATTCAAGGTTATCTAATGATACTCGTGTTGAATATAATAATATAATGGATCAGATTAGAGCCATACGTGCTAAATGTAAAGATAAAGACGGTCATTTTAGGTTTGATTAGTTATCTGATGAAGACAAAGATTTATTAGATAGATTAAACATACATCGTCGCATGATGATGTCTGATAGAGATATAACTGGCGAACTTAAAGTCGGTGATCAATTACGAATGGCAAAAGAGCTTCAACGTTTGAATCAAGAATTACATCCAAATAAAACAAAGATTAAACGAGACGTAGAAGCTTGGCAAAAAGCTCGTAACAAAGTCATTGAAGAATGCGGCGGAGTTGAAGAATATAAAAAATACATGGCTGGCGAAGAAAATAACTTTGACGGCAATAAACTTTCTGAATGGGACAAATACAATAGTCGTAAAGTTTTAAAACAAGATAAAGACGGAAATGTATTATTATTCAAGGCTTTAGACGACTAGTTTGGAGAGATTGTATATGAAATAAACGGCGATGGTGGAAAAGCATATAAGGAAGTAACAGACCAAATAAATGATATTGTAAGTACATATCGTAGTGCTACATTAGGAGAATTGTCTTGGAGGTCTATTCCAAAATCATAGAAAATAAAGCTTAATAAATTATTAATAGAATAGGCTAAAATAAGGAATTAGGCGTATAAACAAAACATAGGGCTTAGAAAGTTGGCAAAACTTCGTGGCATGAGATTTTCATCATACACGATGAAAGAAAAGACACAATCTTTCTATGAATTACAACGCTATGCTAGTGAAATGTCTATCGAAGATCCAGACATGTATGACGTTATAATGAGTGAAGCATATAGTAATTTTTCTGGTGATATATATGAAGATCAACAGGGAGAATTATTGAGATGGTTTACTAAAATTGTCGCTAAGCCACAATATCAAAGTGAGTTTGGAGATTTTATACCTGGAGACGGATGGGTTTTACCAGATGAACAAAGCGAGTTATTTAATAAGAATTATGATATAAATAATTCTGAAAAGTTACAGCCGAAACGATTTGATGAAAACGGTAAAAAATTGTATGACAATACATAGAATTTCAACAAAGTAATGAAATCTAAGTCGCTTAAAAATCTGTATGATGTTTCTGTCAATACAATACACGAGATAAATCAATTATATGGTCGTGAACATGCTAATGATTATTTATTACCTGGTATAGTTGGAAGTTCGTATAAACGTATAAAAAGTAGTTCAAACATTCTCGGTGCTACTTGGGGAATTATTAAAGATGCGTTTGGTATTGGGGAACAGAGTATTTAGCAAGATGAAGAATTTGCACAAGACCCAAATAGGATTTTAGACAGTACTGATGAATTTGGTAATCTTCTGCAAAATCAAAACATGAATCTTGATATTAAATCTCGTCCTGACGGCCACGAGCTCAATATGATTCCACGATATTACACGTTGCGATTATAGGATCCTTCACAACTTAGTGCGGATCTTGGAGAAATTCTTACAACAGCGCATGAAGCGGCTCTTAAGTTCAAATATAAAATGGAAGTTAAGGATAAATGTGAAACTTTATCTGACATGATGGAACGTAGGACTGTTACAAAGCGCCAAGCAAGTAATAGATTTAAACGTACAAGAACACAAGGTAAGGATAGTAATACATATCAAGTGTCACAAAAGTTCTTAAAAATGAACATGTATAACATTAGGTAGGCAGATCATTCTATTCCTGTAAATTGGTTCAACAATAAAAAGGTCTTGTGGCATTGGCAAAAAATAGTAAAATTGTTATCTGCAGCTACAGTTGTGATAAATCTCGGTGCAAACTTTACGGTAGCCGCCGTAGGTTTTCTTGGTGCGTTACTTGCACATGTCGTACAATCAATAGTTGGTCAACATTATAGTGCTAAAGACGGAGCAAAAGCTTCTGTTATATTTGCACATCACATGTTCAAGAACCTATTTGGTGCAAAATATATTGCGAATAAAACATCAAACGATAAGATGATGCTTATTACAGAGTATTTTAATGTATCTGATCAAGGGCATCGTAAACTACACAATTCAAACCGTAATGTATTATTGAATGCTATAAACGATAATAAAACATTTGGTTTCCTTTCAGGGTTTGATTATATCGTTAAATCTCAAATTACAATTGCTACACTTTTAGGATTTCATTATTACAAAGGCGAGTTTTGTACGAAAGAAGATATGATAATAAATCTCATGAATGCTTCTGATTCTGAACGAAAAAAGGCAATGAAAGAATGGCGTGACGGAAAAGATGCTTATTCGATACTTTCTGTCCGTGATGGTAATCTTGTAGTTGACGAAAAGTACTTAAACGAGTTTAATAAGATTAAAAACTTATTACACAACAGAGTCATAAAATATGCAGAATCTGCAGACGGTATGATGACTGAAACTCAAAAAGCACAAATTACTACTAATTTCATTGGGTAGTTAATGCTTATACACCGTCAATATGCTCCATTATTGTTAGCAGAACGATTCGGAGATATGGTATATGATGAAGATACTCAACAAATGTCCGGTGGAATATTCAAATCTGGTACAAAAGGTTTGTGGTATTTTGCAAATACGGTTTCAAAATTCTTAGCTGGTACTATCAAAAATGTTAGTATTTCAGAGGGGTACAACAAAGCTAAACAATATTACAATAGCAAATTTAACGATAAGTCATCTACGCTGAATTACATGAGGTTATAGACCATGAAGTATCAACTAAAATAGATAATGATTGAATTGTTAATTTGGCAGATGTGTGCTTCGGCTGCCGCATTCATCTACTATTCTGCAAAAAACGAAAGGGATAAGAAACGTAAGAAACTTTTATGGTTAATGAGTTATATTGCACATAGAAACCAATGGGAGTTTGCTACTCCTTATCGTGCAAACGACATGTTCAACAACGTTAAAACATTAACAGCCGCAACTGGAACAACAGACAAAATCGACAATTTTTTGGAATCTTTTAATAGGAGATTTTTTCCAAGTACGTGGGGAAACCTATATGATACTTTTGGGTCTGGAAGCGAAAGCAATAAGAAATATGAAAGTACAGTTAAATCTGGAGTATATAAAGGTTGGGATAAGTGGCAACGTGACTTGTTTAAATTTACGCCATATCACAACATCTTTGAACAGCTATATGGTTCAGATGCCAAAGATAGATACTATGTACATGAAATTATGAAATAGAACGATTAATGTTTATATAAAAAATAAAGCCTGACTACTCTCACGAGCGGCCAGGCTTTTTTGTTTAAACACCTTTGCATTTCCAAGAACTTTTATACATTTTATTATTTCATCGTCGTTCAAAGCTTTCAAACCAAATGACATTAATGAAGTTAACAATACCAATTTATTTGTTGGTATCAAAAACTCCACACTACATCCGATTCCACAATAAAACAAAGGTTCTTTTCGTAATGCGTAATATAACCATCTGTATTGCTTAGCTGATTTTAATTTAAAATCAAGCATTAATGTTTTTATTTCACAACATTCTTTTAACTCTACTTTGGTTAATAATTTTAAAATTTCTTCGTTTTCTATTATAAATGGTAATATATATAATAAATTATTCATTTATTTATATTAGAGAATCTTAGTAACATCTACAGCATTTTCAACATCATCAATATCTAAGTTATTATCAATGTTGTCGATATTATAATTATTTTCAATTACATCAACACTGTTATTATTCTCTAACATATCTGTACTATAATTCTGATTCATATGATTCTGATTATAAGTTTAACAATTCTGAACCGTCACCTTCATAATAATCTTTAGTATGTTCCCAAAGGTTATTATCAATGTGCCAATAAATATTTGTGAGGGCGTTATTGATTTTTTCAATTTCGCTCTCAATTTGTTTTTGGGTAAATTTAAATACCCTTATTTCATAACTACCAGTAGTATCTATTCCAATAATATACCAATCTATAGACCATTTAGAAGTATCTTCGTTTCTTTCATTCTCTAAATACCACCAAATAGCCATAGTATAATAACAAAGTTGTCTTAGATAATCATACATTTTCATAGATTCTTCAAAACAACCTATATGTACTGTTGTTTTTAAATCCATTAGTACAACTTTCTTATTCTTAAAATCAAAATATACACTATCTAATAACGATTTGCATTTAACCAAAACATTATTATGTTTATATTCCCAGTTTATATGAAATTCATGATGAAGTTCTTCTTCATCTTTTAAATATTGTTTTTGTAATAATTTACATGCTAACTTATGAGCTTGTATATTATCAGCTATTGTAAATAACATTGCAGCCTGACTAGGGCTAATTTGTGTCCTTTTGTCAAAACTCTTTATCCACTCTATATATTCCTTTAGCTCTGAAGCCATTTTAAGGCCTTTAGAGAGCACCAAATCATCTGAGCTTCCACTTGTACGGTAAGCATTACGATAGGCGCTTATAATGGCTTTATTTGGCTCTATTTCAATACTCTGTGCTAAAGCCTGACAGAACTTTTCCTGTTGTGCAGAAGAAGGTCTACTTTTGTTCCAGACAACATAGTCTTTTTGGAACTCTTCTGGCTGTAATAGGTATTCATGTATCATTGTACCACGTTCAAGCTGTTGGCCCTTATCTCCTTCAGCTGTACCTATAAGCATAGAGTGTAAATAAGCTGGTCCTTTCTTTAAGAACCATCCGATATTAGAGTTTGAGATTCTACTCACATCCTCATAATATGGAACATTAACGATTTGTCTTTTAGTTTTTTCGTCTATCATGTACTTATTTTCTAGTTAAATTCATGTCTTCGAACAGATCGTTTAAAGATTCATCGTTAAATTGGTTAATTTCGTTTATAAATTCAAATACATTATCAAAATTTATGCATTTAAAATTATCAATAATGAATTTTATAACACTATCTGTGTTTGCACATTGAGCTTTGTCTTTTACTATTTCCGTTATTGTTGGAACATCTAATTCTTCGAATTTTTTACAATATCGTATTCTAGAACACCTATCGCACATATATTCGTTTATAGACATTTGATTATTACATGTAAATATAATCAATTTTTTGCCTATAGTGTTTACACCATCCATTACTTTTAATAATTCAGATGTAGATAAACTGTTATCTTTTTCTGCTTCATCAAATATTATACATACATTTAAGTCTCCTAACATATTAAAAAACTTAACTAAATATGAACTAGGAAAATTTACATCAAATATTAATATTGGTAAATTTGACAATATTGCAATTTGTTTAGCGATTACTGTTTTGCCAGCGCCTTTCATTCCAAATAGCATTACGCCAGTAGTACCACTATCAATATTATTATGGTGTGTTATGATCTTGTTTATGAAAATTTTATCTTTTTCTGTCATATATACCTTTTTAGGCATATTAAATTTTTGTAATACATTAAGAGTTGATTCACATTCAAAACGATCAAAACCAACAGAATATATTTTACCATTTTCTAAATCATAATCCAAACTTTTTACATTCGGTTTAAATTTTATTTCATTAGCAACTTTTATAAATTTTTTGTCTTGCATGATTTCTGATTTAATAATTCCTGAATCATTTCATCTACCTGTTTATGATTTCTCACAAGATAACATTTCATTTTACTTCTATGTCGTTTTAGGTAATATTTAAAGAGTTTAAATCTTAATGGAAAACTATCTCCCATTAGACCTTTGCATTCTACTACAAAACCATCGCCTATAAAGTCTGGTAAATATGTAATAGGACGTATTTTCTCTTGCAAATACTCGAATTTAGGTAAAAGTGTAAAGTGCTTTGGCTCATATTTAACCGGTATTCCAGCTTTCATAAAAGCTTCATAAGTATAGCATTCGAGTTTACTACGGAAATGTAGTCCATACTTATCGACTTTTGTCGCATTCTTTACTCTTCCTTTAGCTAATGGCATATTTAAAGCTGTTTATCCCATTTATTGTCTTACTTATACTCATAAACAACTTTTCATTATTATATTTATCACGAATCGTAATAAAATCATTATCGTATCCGCTTAAATATTCAATTTTACATGTTTTTGTTTTAATTGTTTTTGGACGAGTATAATTATACAAAAATGCTCCAAATATACCAGATAAGAATCCAATACAGCATGACAATATTATAAATTCAATCATACTTTTTCAATGTTTTAATTAGCCATTCTTTTACAATTTTAAAATTATTATTTTTAATTGCATCAGAAATGTCTTTTGAGTTAAACTTCTTATTAACGAAAAAAGCATCAAACTTATATTCTTTACTATATTTTCTAGATTCTAACATTCCTGTTTTATCTCTATCATATAATATTAATATATGTTTCCATTTAGTTTTAAGCTTTTTTAATATATCATTGGGTATAAATGTTGTTTCGCTCGAAGCTGCTATAGCATAAAATCCCATCTCACTTAAACACATTACATCTTTTAAAGATTTTGTTATTATAAGTAGATTACCTCCATCTTTAGGCAACTCGGCTAACCCCTGTACGTGCCTATTTGTCAGATTGGTACGCCATTTAGTATACTTAGATGCTAAAGGTCTATAGATTTTAAATCTATCAAACACCTTATATGCATACATAGGGTTAGTTTCTTTGTAGGTTCCTCTGACGACTCCATTACAAAGGAAATATTTTATGCTAAATACTTGAAATTTATTAAGCGTTTCATGTGAAATATGAAACTGATTCCAGTACTGCTTATCTATTTTAGTAAAAGGTTGGCGCACTATTCCAATATTTACATAATTAGGCTCTGTTTTCACAATGGTTGTACACCTAATTTGTATTGATGGATTAGTACACCTTATTATTCTTAATAATTCCTTTTCTAATTCTTCTCGCGTTTGTATATGTCTTAAAATTTTAATAAATTGAATACTATTGCCTCCTTCTCCAGAGCCGTGGTCTTTAAAAAACAACGCTCCATTTTTTCCTCTAAATATAGCGAAAGATGGATTTTTATCATTATCTCTTAAAGGACTACGAATCAATTTACCAATTTTAATTTTACCTAAATAATATGTATAGATGCTTTCATCATTTAACATTAACAATAAGTCTTTTAAACTCATCGTAATTGCTGTTTTTGTACTATACATTTGACTTATAAGTTCTTATTAGTGTGAGTATCATAAGAATCGAACTTATGCTTGTTCCAAAATACTCAATTACGTAGATCTGTACATGATCTACGGTTCTATTTATTTTATATCGCAGTTAATTAGGAATTTCTATAAAATTTCTGCTATTCTATGTTCTATAGACACTATCCAATAATTTAATTTTACACTTAATCGAATATTGGAATTCTATTAAATAACTAACCTGTAGGAAGTTAGCCTACAATATAAAAAATATATTGGTACCGCAGCTTGGTCATGAACCAAGTGAACTAACAATATATTTAACAACACAAAACACATTGACTCCCTGTTATTATTAAGTATTGTGTAAACATATTAAGTATCTGCGGTTTAAGGCCATTTGTTTGCGCTCTGCAGGCTTGTTTTTGTTTCCATGGTAAACTTATCCACTCGTTACTTTAAGCCTCTTAGAACGCAATTAAACAGCCTTGTTGTTAATATTAATATCGTTCTGTAATCTATTGAACACAGATTTTAAAAACGGCTCAATATTATCATCAATATAAAAACAATCTATGCGATCTTCAAACTGGACATTTCTAGCTATTCCATATTTGTCATCAACATAATTAAAAACAGCTTGACCTAATCTGAACTGTTTAGGTTTTGTTTTTATTACTTCATTTAATAATGATTGTTTAAATTCGTCGTATTTCATTTGTTCAAATATTAATATTTACGTGGCATGGTATAGAATCGAACTATACTACACATTAAAACTATGGCTTGAAACTGTGCATACCATACATGCCGAGTGGCGGTTTTTATACAGAACCTGCCTTAAAACTGTTTTGGGCTCAGGATTATGAGCTCCACCACTGACCGTTTTCTATTTTAGAATGGCAGGTCGTCAGCACCTAATTCCGAAATAGCCTCATTAGATGGACTAAACGGGTCTGATGTATTCGTTTCAACATCAGCTACAACTTGTTTCTCGAAGTTGTCACGAGCAAACTTTTTAATTTGTGTCTTTTCTACATCCATTGGTTCTACAAAGATACCATTGGTTGATACTCGAACATAATTATTTTTATCATAACTAGTTTTAAGCCGCAATAACTTTTTAGAACTAATCATTGGGTCCAAAGTTTGTTTTACCCAATTAATCATTTCTGCAAACGTATTAAACTCTCCTTCAGCAGAAGAAGTATAACAATTAATAATTTGCATAATGCGACCAAACTGTAAATCATCACGATGTTGTAAATCCTCATCCGTTTTGATCCACATGTTTTTCTCATTCTTCCATTCTGTCATTGTGGCAGTTTTACCTTCAGAATCTTCGAATACAATTTCTAGAAAATCCTTTCCAGTAGGAGACTTTTTCACGTTAACTTCTTTTAAAGTAACATTATCGTGAATTCCAGCATCCATGTAAGAAGATACAAACTCTTGGTCGTTTATAGTTGCCGTTTTTGTATTATACATAATTTCTTTATTTATGAGTTAAACTTCTAAAATAATAGACTTAATTTTTATAAATTCTGTCCCAATACGTTGTTAGATTTCCATCTTCGTCACCTGTGGCAATAATTATATCTTTTCCAGCAATATGTTTAGCTCTCGCTTCCATAATGGTATCATCCATTCCGCCTTTAAAAGATATATGAGTTTCATTGCCTTTTCGATATACATCAATTATACCCGATTTTTAAATCTATTTATAAACCACTTTAATATAGGTTTTCTTTTTTCTTCTGTTAAACGTAAAATGTATTTAGACATGTCCCCATTTTGTACTTTTATGTCACTAAGCTGTTGTAATAAATATCTACTATAAACTGCTTCTTCATATGTTTCGTACCAAGGACTCCTATAACATTTGCCGTTTAATTGGAATCTAGACATATATCTTTTTTTTCTCGTATGATCTTTATGTATGTCTATTCCTTTTATGTCAAATCTTTTTGACATATACGTTCTATTTAAATTTTGTTGAGTATATGTCGCACATCTTAGATTTGATTTTCTATTATCTGTAGTATCTCTGTTTATATGGTCAACGGTTCCTCTCGGATTTCCCATAATATATCTATGAAATGTTCCAAGTTTATTGTTTGTCATATATACAATGATTCCATCGTTTGTCGTTTTTACTTTGGAATGTCCCCACGTATATTTCAAAATATGTGGCAAATCCTCAGTATCTATTTTGAATATAAAATCAATATTTCCTTTTATATCATAAGTATACACTTCTGTATAATCTCCTTTAATTTTATATTCATTTCTATCTTTTTTAGAATGTGGATTACTATCTAAACATTTACCATATTTATTAAACTGGTCATAATGTTTTTTACATAGTTTTTTATATAATTTTGTCCTCTTTCCACATTGTTTACAAAAACCTATCATAATTTTAGTTTGGGTTTAGACTATATCATCACCTATTTAGGTGTTTCCTTATAGTCGTTGAGGTTAATATTTATATTCACCTGCTGATTATCAAATCCTTTGTATTTTTACGCTTTGGTAACAAAGGCTCTAATGACTTCCCAGCATATACGAAATTTGCAATTGATAATTTCTTATCAATGGGGCATTGTTATTTACCCAACAGCGTCTGCCATACCGCATACAATTTTACCCAGCTTTCCAACAAGGTCAATTTCTTTTGCGGTTACTTCTTCGCCGTCTTTTTCAGTTATACTATCTTTTACGTGACCTATTAAGATAAATTCATCACACAACTCTTTGAACATATCTATAACTTTTTTTACAGCATCTCGTAAATATTTATATCCAGCGCCTCGTGGTAGTGTTGTAACATCATCACCTTTCCAATTTTTTCCGAGTTCTGTTTTACGATACAATGTTGCTGCAAAACTAAGACAAATATCCTCTAATCGAGTAGCATTGTCTATAGTTATGTGTTTATAGAAATTATGTCCTACCTCTTGATTTTTAGCTCGAATGGCTTGTGCAGCTTCTCCTAAATCATTAATTGTTCTACATTGTATAGACATTGCATCTACAAATGTTGAACCGCCTTCAAGGTCTATGATTAAGTTATTATCTAATTGAGCTACTGCTGAGGTTTTGCCCGCTTTAGGTAAACCGTATAAAATTAAATATTTAGGGTTTTCTGAAACTGCTTGAATTCTTTGTGTAGGTAATACTATCATGTTGATTTAAAATTCTTAATTATAACGTGATCTTAATTTCATAACCCTTGGTATAGATCTCAATAATAGTCTTTTTTGTAGTATCACTAAGAGTGTTAATAAAATTAAAATCATCAAAATCCTCATAGTGATATACATCAAAACCAATCTGTACTTCGTCATTATAGAACACAATCGGTGTTCCGTCGATAAGCTTATATACCTTACCAAACTTAAACTTAGAATTTAATGTACTAAGCTTCTTATAGTTTGCAAGGAAGTTGATAGCCTTATTGAACTCGTTCTTATAGCTATCGTTTATAATAATACTACTAGTTCCCAAATCGTGCTTAAGAATTGCATCGGTAATATACTTATTATTCTTCTTTATATTAGAAAGAATAATGTTATCGAGAATCTTAGAATAGTTCGTAGACTTATACTTGGGAAAGCGAAACAGGTTAGAACTCTTGTTATTATTGTTAGTAGTAAATGTGAAAGTATTCATATATTCAGCCTAAATTAAAATGTTAATACTATAGACGCATTAACGTTCAACCAAATTATTATACATTAGGTCGTTCTCAAATTCAAGGATACATGGTTTGCCTGCATCCCTATTTTTCAATATGTGTAAATAAATTTTATTTTGTGTAAGTAAATGATTTGGCCCATATTCTTGTATGCCTAATATTTCTGGTCTATGTATTACAAGTACATAATCACTTGCTTGAAAAATTGCGTCCGATGAGCTTAAATCACTTCTCATAGGATAATGATTAAGCGGATTATTTATCCTCTCTGGCGCTTCTATGTTTCTATTCATTTGCGTCAATTGTATTATAGAGGTTAACGGTAATTTCTTTGCCTGTATAAATACTCGCTCAAGCTCACTTATTGTATCAATAGTTGAACCTATTTGTTTGGTCAATAGAGCATGATCGTAAATGATAATCAAATGAGCATTTTTGCCTTTAACATACTCATTATAGAAACTATATATAATATCTTTTACCTGCATTGGAGTTGTTGGTGTATCTATAAAATAGATAGGATACTCCTTTAGCTGATTGGAAACTGATATAACTTTTTTAAACGTATCGTCATCCAGGTTCTTTTCAGAACTATACAAAGTCGAAGTCGTTTTCCTAAGCTTACTAGAAAGCGTCCTTCCAACTTGCCTAAATCCAATCATTTCTAATGAAAAGTTAAGAATGATTATATTTTTCTGAGGATTTAAATCAATTAGATCTGTGGTTATTTCATTAGCCATACTTGACTTTCCACTTCCTGAAATTCCAGCAATAGTATAAACAGTATTTGGTTCTATTCCTCCCATACACTGCTTATTAAACTTTTTCCATCTAGTCTTTAACGATACGATGGTAGAGTTTCTTCTTCCGTTAATATAATCAATAGCTTCTTGAGCTACTACAGACATAGGTTTTAAAATATTAGATAATTTCTGTTCCATATGTCTTTATATTAATATTAGAATTGTCCTTCATTTCTTCTTCAATTTCTTCCCATTGATGGTCATTTAACCATTTCCACATAGTTTTCATATAACCTAATTTACCTTGAGATATCTTCTTAGATATTTCTAATTCTAAGCATTTGTTAATATGTTCGCACATATTTTGACTTCCTCCAGTAAACAAATTATATAATTTCCTACATTTATTTATGTTAATTCTCAAATAACATTTACTGCCATCTGGTCTTGTAACATAAACTGGGTACATATCATAAAACGCATCAAAATAACTTCTATTTGGTAATAGATAATTATTAAGCTTTTCCGTTTCTTTGTATGTAATTGTATTACCTCTCTCTATCGAAGTAATAAGTCCTTGTTGAATTAAGTATGATATTTCGTCGTCACTAATTAGGCTGACAATTTTGTGAACGTCTTGATCTATCTTCGTTTGATTCTTATTCAATACCATACTTAGAAATACTAATTGATTTAAGTTGATTTTTTCTGGTATTCCCAGAAGTTTTGTATTTAATTCAATAATCATACTCTTATACTCTATCGGTTAACAAGTTTGGTTACTAAACAAATTCAATTGCTGTATCTCAAAATCATTTATAATTTTTCGTGCTTCTGAGATATAGTATTGATAGTTTATGTGCCTCTCTTGGATTTGCACATTATCAAATTTATTTAAAATTGTAACTCCAGATTTAGTTAATATATTATTAACTTGTCCTTCTGGAGAAATTTTATATAAATAATAATCATTTGTAGATGCGTAATATCTATTAATACGTTGTACTGGTTTTTCTCCATGAACAACTTTAAATTTACGATCTACGCGTTGTGTCATTAAGAAATCACAAATGTTTTTATCATTTTTAATAAATTCTGACACAGGTTGTTTTGTTAAAAAATAATTTATTACAGCTTTTGGTATTACTACAGGGGCTAACCCTTTTCCTAGCTTATTTTCAGTAATAAACATTCCTTTTTTCTCTATCAGTTTATTATTTTTTGTATCACTATAACCAGCTTCTACTCCAATATAATCATTTACAGCATACTGATAAAATGCTTCATATTTATCTGTTTCAAAAGTTAAGCGCGTAATGTTTTCTACTTCTGAAATTAGTTTATTTATAGTCTTTTCGTCCCGCTTCTTTGCGACATACATTACACCATCGGTATTAACTTGTATTATTTTACAATTTAATGATAACAACTTATCTACAAGCATTAATAAGCATAGCTGCCCATTAATTCGTATTTTAAATACGTTAAACGGATCATACATCCAGCTTGTTTCTTGTTGCATCTTTCCGGTAACAGAATTTAATGTTAATTTTAATGCTTTATTTTTTAAATCCTGTCCTGTATGTTTTGCTTCTATGCGCTCGTCATAGATTTGTTTGTATATGTTATAAAAAGCATCTCCTAAATGCCTAGGAATCCATTTGTATTGTATTATGAATGATGGATACATTGATGCTACATCACTATGCCCTATATATTCATCCTCTTTGGGTATAAATATTTTAGGTTTGTTTATAGAATGAATTCCTCCTACACCAACAGAGTAGCATACGTCATTGATATAAAATTTCTTTTCATATCCTTTTCTTTCTTTGGTATATACAGTTTGTTTTTTCATTTCTTCTAAAACATTCTGTAATATAGGATTCTTATATTCTATAAATGGCAATATAACATCTTTTAAATTAATATAGTCTGCCGGACTACGCATTTCTTTTACAATCTTCTTGTCTATTTGGGTTGACTCGCAATACCTTTGTAAAAGTAGTGTTTCTCCAAACTTTACACTATCCATTGATAATGCATCTATATTATATTCTTCTTGGATAAACAACCTTAAATCTATATCTTTTTTAAGACGATTTAATAATTCTGTAGTAGATTCGACATCATTTATATTGTATTCAATCATTTTATCTATTTCTGAATCTTTCAACCAATCATCAAAATTTCCACTATATTCTTGAACATTTTTATAATGCATTGTTACTTGCATTTCTTTCAAGCCTACTCGTAATTTTGAACTAAACTGCATAGTCAAAAGATCCATCGAATAGAAATAATTACAATACATCCATTTTTTAAATTTTTCTGAATTTCCTTGTTCTGATTCAATTATACATTTTGAAAGATTAAACAAAGACTGACAAATTTTAATATAATTATGCCATCTTAACTTATCATATAAATCTATACAATAATTTATAATAACATCATCATATCGTTTATTGTTATATCCACAAAACATTTGTGTGTTTATACGAAAAAAATCAACTAACTCTTTTAGCTGATTTCTTCTATTAGATATTTCAAAAAAACTTAATTCACCAGTTTCTGTATTCTTACATGTACAATGAAACACATTCGGAAATATTTCTATATCATATACTTGTACTGTTAAGTTTTGTATAACCATGTTTCGTGAATCTTAGTTAAACTTGTGATTCCATTAAGGTTCGAACTTAAGACCTCTACAATATCAGTATAGTGCTCTACCAACTGAGCTATGGAATCTTTTATAAAATAATAAAGCCAACTGTAAATAAATTATATATGTATCTATAATAAATTTACACACACTCCTCCGATTAACTATCCACCAGATAGAAAGTTACTCTAACTGCAATAGTCACTTTATTATTTTTTCTTATTATGCTGCGAATTTTGGTATTATTATCATACCATGAACTCCATCAGGATCAACTAATCGTCCTGCTATAAATTTTGGATTTTTTGCTCGTTCTATATTAACCATATCGCAAGCTTTGTTTATAATGACACTATCTGTGCTTAAGTCTGCTATTTTTTTACCAAAAAGTTCATTCGATTTAATTGGTATTTCACCAATTAATTTTGAATAGCCATGATCATTTTCACTGAATCTGCCATATAATTTTACTTTACAATATGTAGCTACAACAAAATCTCTAAAGCGTTCTAATGCTTTATCTCGTTCTTCTTTCCATGGATCAAGAAATTCATGTTTAAATAAATCTCTTTCGTCACATGGGGCTGGATGTTTCTTTATCCATTTTGCTAATTTATGTTGAGCCATTGCTTCCATAAATTCAGCACGTTTTAGTTTTTTATTAATCGTATTCTTTTTATTTAGTTTTTTAGTTTCTGAATCAACTCTATAAAAATCAACACATTGTCCAAATTTTTCACTATGTTGTTCAAAATTATATACTCTTCCGGATGTTAACATATACCATGGAGTTTTACGCTTTTTATGTTTTTTACCACTAAAATTGTTATTCAAAAACTCAATACGATTGTTTTTTATCTTTGTATAATTAACGATATAATCGTTGTTTGTTGGTTGCGAATTATTTTTTTTCATTTTGATAATGTTCTTTAAAATTTTACGTATAAACCTCTAAAATCAATGCGTAGTATAATTATACCAAAAATATATTTGAGGCTCTTAGAACGCTTTAAAATAGCGTTAAATCGAATATTTTGTGACTTAGGTAGCCTCGAACTACCACATTTTAAGCTGGGCCTCTCCCATAAGCCTAATTTTTATATTAAAATGCTAAATTTGCACTAAACTTGTCTGTAATAAACTTGTCGTCAATAATAAGACTTGTATTGTCATTGAACCTCTTTAGTTCTGCATCAAATTTATTTGCTTTAAGCTGTAAATCTTTTAGCAATGATGCTATTTTTGCTGCAGTAAATGTTTCTGTTTTACTCAACCCCTTTTTACCCTTTGTTGCTTTAGTAGACGGATTAATTGTAGGAACCATCTTAAGCTGAGCAATAGCTTCCTTAGCTTCTCCAGCTGCAAAAATAGTATAATTATTTGTTTTCTTAAAACTCTCATAATTAAATTTTTCATTTCCATTATTAAGAGCAATAAGCATTCCTTTAATAATTATTCGCTTTTCCTGCATCTGTGTAATTTCATTATATAAGCTCTTCAAATCATATCCAGAGCCCATTCCGGCTTTTAATGCCTTCTTTGCAATTACATTTTCAGCACGAATGATGTGCCAATACTTATTAATATTTGTATCAAGTGTTTTACGTATTTCAATAATCTTTGCCGAATTTAATTCAATTGATTTATTCTTATTCATATATATTTAGAGTTTGATTAAAATTAATTCTATAATATGAATTTGAGATTATTTACTTACACAATGTCACCTCTACAAGAATCGAACTTGTATTTCAACCATTAAGGTGTTAAGTTGTCCGCGGGGGCACATCTCCGCAGAGATGCCCGCCCCCAGCTCCCTCGGGAGATGGATAACATAAATTTGGATGTATATAATATTTTTAATCCTAAAAATTAATTTAAATTAAATATAAAAATAAATTAATGATTATAAATTATTTTCAATGGCGTACCATTCCTCGGAAAGTACAACCTAATCCCGCAGGATTATAGATTATAATTTATGCACATTAACAATTCCCATATCTAATCCAATATTTAGAGGATCCCCAATACTATCTACAAAAGGTATTGTTTTTTTGATACCGTTTAGATTAATTACTATCTGTCGTTGTTTATTCGGAATATAAATTTCACCCTCACAGTCTTGGGCCGAACCCGGGCCCCCCGCGGGGGACAGAGGAGACTGAAATCCACTACTCTTTTGTGCAACAAACGCCCAGCAATCATATAAGCGGCGTACAACGAAGTTATAGTCCTTTTTACGAACTGAGTTCTTAATGATCTCTAAAGATAGTCCGTTCAGTATTGCTTTGTTATTAATCCCACTAGACATATCTACAAGAGCATCCCACACTTTTAAAGCAAAACTATCGAATGTAATTTTATCCTGACAGTTTAATAACTGATTCCACCAGCGAATTGATGTTTTTCCTAGAACAATAGTACCATTATCTAGGATCGTACAAATCTTGTACTTGTCTGCATCTTTGGAATTCTCTAGTATTTTCTCAGAAATTTTAGGGTCAGTCATAAGTACTTGTATCAATAGTTTACTTACGTTAGATACAAGACTTTTCATACATTTAATCGTTAGTCGACTTTACTACAACCTTTACACCATCTGTTGCTACAGGGTCTGTCTCTGGAGTAGAATCGAGAATTTCACGATCATACTTCTTAGCCTTCTCTGTATTTTCTGCAATTGCAGAATCAATCTGCTGAACCATCTTCTTAAGACTTTCAATGAGGTCTGTGCAGCGCTTACGCTCTGCTACGTTAAGAACATTCAGACTTGCTGCAAGCTTAGACGGGTTTGCAAAAATGATATTGCCGTCTCCGCGAAGAGCATTCCCAATTGCATCATCAGATACACAACCTATCTGCTCCATACCAGGAGAAACAGGAACAGAAACCTCAGAACCTTCGATTCCGCGGTTCATGTATACATTGGTTGCTCCAGTAGGATCCTGACCAATTTCAACTTTGAGGATGTCATGACCTGTCATACGATAACGACGAGGTGTACGATTTACGATTAAATCTACATTACCAGCCTGCTCTACGTTCATCTTAACACGCTCAAAGTCGGGCCAAGTTGCACGAGCTTCTGGTTTGTAATACTGAGTTCCGAGGAACGATCCTAAGATCGAAACCGGCTTACGATTGTTTGCCACAACAGTGGGGTTTACTTGAATTTCCATATTTATTTTATCCTTTTTGACATCGTTATTGATTAACTAACGATAAAATTAAACAATGTTTTAAAAATTAAAAAAGTAATGCTTCTGGCTCAGTGGCTCTGAGCATATTGTTATTTGTAACTACTTCAATTGCCGTTCTAATGAGAGGCACGCTTTCAATATTAATTTGTAACACTTCTATATTCCTTAATATGATTAGATTCATACCACTTACAAGAAGATCAACTCATGTTACGGGGATTGTTCCGAAGACTCAATCAGTATACCCATCGTTAATATTGTTGTTTAAAGCTTTGAATGTTGAATGTGCGTATTCAAACGCTTAGTGTTTTTAAATTAAATACTGTTTATTAAAACAATATGACAATCATATCCGTCAAAGACTCTGATAACTTAAAGTTTGCGGAGGGTTTCAGTGCTGAGATATAACTGTAATATTAACCAACGAAAATTTTATAATTCTTTTGTACTTTCTAATACTAAACAATTATAAATGATTGTTATTTATGAATATTGCTATTCAAGAGATAGTTTACTCTATCTATTCCTATGCTCCTCCCACAGGCTCCATACTCAAGAAATACATGCGTGTGTATTTATACGCTTGGAGTACACGTTTCGTTATCGAACAATCTCATCCTTCAGAAGGAATCTCAGATTCTACGGTTGTTTCTACTCTTGGATTTTACTTCCTCATTTATTTTATCTCGTCTTACGTTGAGAAGTGCTCGAACACTTGGGACTTTAACCCTATCATCACCCTTGTCACCCACAACATCCTTTTTAATATATCGAGACAGGATATATTAATGAGTCACTAACTCCCTATCTTTGTTACAAAGACGTACTTAAGTTCTGTTGCTGCCCATCAGTTTATTGATAACTGTTCTATAGACTTTGAACCATTTAGATTTGCTGTCTAAACTTCTTCATATCTATTTTACATAATTTTTCAAAGTTACGGTTGGCACTCGAATTTCCGACTTACAAGCTTATATACAACATAAGTTATTTGCTATCGGGGGACATTCATTTTTGTTTAACATGTTGTTTTTAAATTGTTTTACTTTTCATATTTTCTGTTCATTTAAATTATCTTAAATTATTCATATATGCAAACTATATATATAGCTTACTACTCTATAGAGATATAATTATATTATATATAAATAATAAATTCAAATTACTACATATATAAAAAGAGCGCAAATGGATTCTCATTACCACTGGGTTGTGGTATTCGAAATCGAAAAGCGTTAAAGTTCGGCTTGATTTTCTGCAAGCGTACAGTTTTGACTGTCACGGTGTCATCGAAAGTTAAGGAGAATTATTTACTTTACATCCTTCGTAATGTACATTTATATAACTACGCCTAAATAGTATATACATTATAAATCAGTCTTTGTTCGCGGACTCGTTTCACGCAGTGGTTTACACACTATGAGTTGCATCCTCATCCGGTCATTTTACTTTTACGATATGCATTTACACATCATTATCCCGCATAAACGACCAAAGCCTGGCGGTCCACTTCATTGTATATCAGACGTTTTACCCCACTCCCAGACCCTAAGGTGGCCCAAAAGGTAACTGAATCGAACAGCTAGGATTTACATAGTCAGCATATTTACGATATACTTTATGAGTATTATCCTCATAATATTGTTATACTCCATGGTTTTTTCGCTTTTTCATACTCTATTTTGGATATAGAGGAACACTAAGCTATGGCATTGTAAATTGATACTCATAATTATTTTTGGGTTCTTCAAATATTTACTGCCCTTTTATGGCCTACAGTAAAATTCTTCACATAATTATGTTTCAACTCGTGTAACGTTCTTCTATTTTTAGTATCATCGAATAGATTTCCGATACGGTATCATGTTTAACGTGATTGACAACTCACGAATTATGTGTCTTCTCTTGAATACTCTCACCAGACGGTTCTCAGAGATCAGAATAGGGTTTGATACGACACTCACCCTAATACAAATAAGTTTTTCACACTTAAATGTCTTCCATCCTATCTTTTGGGTTTCTCACACTTTGAGAGTGCTAACATATTTTCGGATCAAGTTTTTTCGTATGATAGGCTAATGAGACCTACTATAACATACTCATCTGTTTACACAGCATTAAGCGCATAGCTTATAACGCTGTACTCAGGGACAGGGAATCAATTTTATGCTTTTCAACATCAAGATGATTCTTACTTGTTTGAATTTTAATGCTAAAAGCTGGAAGATATGTACTTTCAGATTTTTCCTTAATACGAATTCTAACGTATTTAGGCACGGTATCATGTATTACTACAGTATCGTGAGCAATTTGTTTTTCAAGACTGTTTGGCGAGTCTTTGGAAATATGCACATCTGTCAATATTGGCTGTGCATTCACTGCAATGTTTCCAGGCATAGGCAGCGGAGAATTGTTTAATGTAGCTAAACAAATGCCAAAAATAGCAAACGATATACTACATAGAACAGTTGCAAGCTTTTTCATCACTTTGAAAGTTTATTGATTAAATCAAACTGGAATATTTTCTTCAGAGTACGGTTATAAAAGTCTATTCCACGTTCTTTCATAACCTGAATTAGTTTTTTGATACTTCTTCAGTTTTTTCTGAATTTTCTACAGTACGAGGTTTAAGCTCTACCAGATTAGATTTGTTGTAAGCAATAAGCTGTGCAAGAGGATCGCGGAACATATTTACTATGATTCCAGCATATTCTTGAACATTTTTCTTCAAATCATCTTGACGAACAGCCTTAATGTCTATCTTACTGTAATAGCTGTCAGTAATAGACTTAAAGGTGTTGTATGCCAGAAAATCATTATTGTCATACCTTTCAATGAAGTTTTCAATAACATCTACTGAAGGATTGTTAATGTATCCGCAGGTAGCTTCAACATACTCAAGATTTTTCTTCATTGTCTCGAGTTTGTCCTTCTGTTCGTTGATTGCTCCAATGTTCTTCTCTTTATCTGTGTTAAGAACTTCGAGATTTTTATTAATGTCAACAATTGACTTCTCGAAAGATTTCTTACGAAGCTTAGATGCCCAAATCATAAGAACCTTTGCAATGTCGGCGATGAACTGATCGTCAACGGTGGAAACACCAGTTTGACGGTTAACGGCAGTGTTACGAAAATGACAGAAAGCGCTTACTGGAGTTTTAGTTGCACCAGTTATGCTTAACATGAAATTTCCAATACCGTTAATTACTACCGGAGCCTCTTCAACAATATCAGCAACTTTATTAAGAACATCTACTCGAGAAAGCTTCTTTACTTTTTCAAGTTCGACATCTTTGTTATTACTCTTGTTTGCTTGCAAAGTAGCATATGAAAGATACAGATCAATACTAGCTTGAATGTTGTTAAAGATTTCTGTTCGTTTTGAAAGAAGATATACTAATGCCTTCTTCAAATCCTCTTCAGATGTAAATTTTGTTACATCCATAACAGGAGCAGTTTCGGTAAGAATCTTATGTTCTTTCTGCAACTTCTTTTTTGTTTCAGGCTCTACTTTTATTGCAGAAGACTGTATTTCTACAACTTCTTTGTTTTCTTCCGGCTTTGGTAAAGCTTTCTGATCAATAGTAATACCTACTTCACTTGCAATTTCTTTAAACGCATCAAGCTGAGTACGCTTCAATGTTATTGCAAACGGAGTTTTAGCAAACATTGCTTCATTTGCCAAGATAATAACTTGTCCGATGGCAGTAATTCTGTTGATTTTGTTTACTGCATCTTGTGACATTTTATACTTCTCTGCAGCATGAGGGTCCATTCGAAATGTTTCATGCATCGTTTTAAGCAAATCTACTTGATGATTTGCGTCTAATCCTACTGATGATCCATTTATATTTTTAGCAAACTCTTTTGTATCAATTACATCGATAGTCTGCTTTGAATCTTCCTGTTTTTCTGTATTATCAGTAACAGGAGCTTTGACCTCAGCTGGATTAATTGCTGCGGTTTTTGCAGTTTCCTTCTGCTTTTTATTCTTTTTCATTTTTGATAAATGTTAAAATAATGTTGATTTGTTAAGTAATGTTAAGTTGAATTTACTCAAGATGTATCAAAAAACATCTTGTTGTTTGGTGGATTTGGAAGAATGTGAATTATTCTTTTACTAACACATACGTCCTGATAATAAAGAATGTTGTTTAAAAGTAAATCACTATAACCCACAAGTTTAGGGACATATGCCTCACAGGTGTTATTACAAATAGAACCTGCCAATAAATTATTAAATACATAACAATTTGATTCATTTGTTAACGCTTGTGTGTAGTGATTTACCTTTACAACATTCTTTTTATCTTTGGTATGAGTAGTTTTAGAAATCATAGACATGGCGGTAAAGCCCCCAATAAATGACACCAATAATACCCAGAATATCTTATTACTCTCATTATATCGACTAATGAGGAATATTGCTAAGATACCCAATAAAAACCAAAGTAAGACCATTTTTAAAATTGTTTAAAATGTTGTTTTATCTGTTTTCTAGTTCTAGATAAGATTGACTTTATAGTTCCTGTTGGTATATCTAGATGTTTACTAATCTGAGACACTGTAAAATTATTTATGTAAAACATTTCCAAAATTTTTTTCATGTGTTCTGGAAATTTATCGAATTCATCGAGCACTCTTTCATATGAAAGTCGATTGACTAGGTCGATTTCATTTTGAGAGATAGACTTTAATAACGATAGTCGGTCATTATTATTTTCTATTGGTTTCTCTTTGTTTTCAATACTACGTAAATAATCTATAGCAACTCTATTAGTTAAAATTCTCAGCCATCCGCCAAAAGACGAATAATCTTTGAACTTTGAGAGGTTATTATAAACTTTTAAAAAAACAATATTAGTAATATCCTTAGCCTCATCCATATCTTTTATATATGAATAAAGTAGGTTGTCGACAAATCCCTTATATTGTTTAAAAAGTTTATTAAAGGCAGAAATATTTCCTGCTTGAGCACTTTTAATTATTTCTACCTCTGATTTAGTAATTCTTGGGTTCATAATTAAACAAAAATTAACTGTTTATTAGCGTGTCACTCGCATAATGGGCACAGTAACCATTAAGTGAATGTGGGTCAAACCAATGACCCACACCCTAAAAAGGTAATTCATTTGATAATTGCATCACAAACGCTGCATTTATATTCCTAATTATATTATTGTTCAGTTCAATCTTTAAATCTTTTGATAAATTACATTTAAACAACATTCCTGTTGCTATTCGTAATAATACTCCTATTGTTTCATAATCAATAGTTATTTCTTCTGAAAATGATTCTTCATCTATATATGGATATATGTTAAGTTCTATCCATACACATAAATTATAAAGATCTTCGTGTTTAATAACCCAATTTGGTTTATTAAATGGCAGTAAACATCTAAAAATTGGAATATTTTCCCATTCTTTAGTTGTATAATGATGACAAGATAACATAAAAGGATTATCCTTCATAACGATATATTTAGAAAGTACATTAATCTTTTATTTGAAAACTTTCTATCAAATAATTACACAATCTTTCTTGATACTCTTCATTTAATGTGTTTAAATATTTCTTTTTTACAGTTTCTTTAAACACATTTACTGAAGTACAAGAACGATAATAAGATTCAATATATAGATATATATTGCAAAACCAAGTAACCCAAGATTCTATATTTTTCCAATATATATAGTCTTGTTCTGAAATATTATCCCAATCAATACTTTTATTGAAATTAAAATTTCTTTCATATTTACTTATACCTAAAGCAATACGGGCTGCTTCATATCGCAATGATTTTTCTTTATATATATTGACAAAGTGTGAATAAACGTGATCTACCCATTTTGTTTTTGATTTACACCACTTAAGTGCTAAATCTACTACAAATGGAACTCGGTCACGTAACATTTCTTTATAACCTGTTTTTGTTGTCATTGTAGAGAGGGTGAGATTTGCACTCACAAATTACTATTATTAAACCTAAGGAGGTTTAATCCTCCCTGTAAAATAGACCACTTTGGTAGGTCATTTCATCCACCTAGACTTTACTTATGCTACATGAGTATAGTCTACAATGTTATTAGCATTGTGATTTATATTTAGACAATATCCTCCAGACTTAACTGGTGTATTTACTTCCATCGCGTTCTATACCATTCATCCCCATTGTAGAAGGGTTAAATAACTTAACGTCCTTTTAAGGATCGACTTAAGCATTGCTCCTCCTTTTTATATTTTTATTGTGGAGATGGCGGGAGTCGAACCCGCGTCACAACGACTTACCTCATACGGATAATGTTTCTTTTTATTGTGGATGTAGTGGTGATCAATCCAAAACATCCTATTTAAAGCTGTTTATTTTTGCTCTAACGGCTTTAATTATATCAGATGAGTAGCTAATTCATTTAATATAATTATTGCTTTAAAACGAAAATATTAAACTTTACAAATATGTCTTGCATAACTGACTCAGCGGCTCTTGTACACTTAACATGTATCTATTCTTGATACATTATGCAACATATGTTTATTAACCTAATGCGATTAAGACATAATGTTGGCTCAATGGCTCAGACATAATAATTGTTTGATCATTTTGTATATAGTTTATCCTCCATATATTTAGAGTTTGTATTCCATCTGGCTCAAAGGCTCTTGATGCTAATGTTAATTCATTAAACGGTAAATGTTCTCTTCGCCAAACTTTGAACTATTGTGCTAGTCGTCTTTTACCTACTTAGTGTACTGACTCGAAGGTTCTCACACTTGAATACGTTGTGTTTATTGTGGGTTTAATCCCACCAATAAGCGTACCCTCCTGCATACGAGCTATGCAACTCTTTCAGTTCATTCTGATAAGTGTTGTCAGAATCTGCACACTGTTTGCGCATTTCCTGTTTGAGCTCATCTTTCTTAACTTTGTATTCAGCAGGAGTAATTTTTCCAGTAAGTGCACTGTCAAGAAGCTCCTTTGTCTTTGTAAGATACTCCTTTGTTGCCTTCTCTTCACGTCTACGAGACCTAAGCTGAAGCAATGCTTTAAGGTTATTGTACTGCGACTGCAGTATCATGCTCTTAGCATCTTCCTTCTTCTTGTCGTTCGTTTCTTTTTCGATTTCAGCAAGAGCGTCTGCTACGTTCTTTTCCTGAAGAAGGTTTCCTTTCTTAATTACATCAAGAACGTTCTCTTCAGAAGTTTCAGCTCCAGTTCCTTGCTTTTTTACATCTTTTGCCATTTTGATAATGATTTTAAAAAATTAAACAATGTGTTATTAATAAAATATGTTAGAAGTTTTCTATATCTTCAACATAATTTTTTTTGTATTTTTCTTTTTTGTAAGGCTTTGCATTTATATGCTTAACCCTTTCAGTATGATCGCCACACTTTACCTTATGATGATCCTCTTGAGTTTTTGAATTTTTATAACTCATAGCTTTAGGTTTTATTTTTTATTTAACTTTAAAAGTTTACATATGATAATAAGACCTGCTAGATCTTCACCTGTTATTCCAAGAGCTTTAGCATGAATTGCTAATTCTCTTTCATCTGCTGTAGCAACAATATCTATGCATTCTTTTACGTTTTCACCTTTAGAAGAATTTAACTTCTTCTTAATGTCACGCATAGTATTGTATGGATTATCTTTCCACAACATGCTTTTCAATGCAGCTAGAGCAGTATACTCTTTTGGTAAAGTTAGTGATTCTGCTGTAAACTCTTTTACCTTGCCAACAGAAGCCTTTAGAAACAACTCGCTAACTTCTGTATCTGAAAGTTCAGTCATGCTTGCTTTAGATATATCATCTATTGTTGATTTTACCAACAAATTTGCTAAATCTGCAGCAGTTTTAGCTGTGAGCGGATTACCTTCGTATGTAATAATAATCGCTCTCATATTATTCTTCTTTTGTTATATTTATTGTATCTGTAGGAACAACTGGTGGTGCTAGACTTGATAAGTTATCATAAACCTTATTGTTTTGTAAATATTCATTAACAATAGAAGATTTAGTGACCTTTTCTTCTTTATTCAACAATACAGTTGTTACATACTTTAAAGTAGATTCTGGCATATTGCAGAATATACTGTCATTTTCATGTGCATTAATCGTAGCACATCGAAGATAATATGCCTCCTTTACAGAATGCACTGTGGGGTTGATCGCTTCGTCGACTAACTGAAGAATTGCATTACTGTCTGCTTTAGACAACACAGTAATTCCTTCTTCATTTGTCTTAAAACGATTTTCATTAGAGCAACTTGTAATTGTCGCAACTAATGCTAGTACAATAGCTATAAATAAAGCTACTGCACAAACTGTTAAAAATTTAAATTTTGTTTCCATTTTGATAATGTTAAATAATTAATTATTATACAAGTTAATAAATCACGAATGTGCTTACGCTGGGAGTTGAACCCAGAAGATTATTACTAATCGAAGGAGTTTAAGTCCTTTGCGTTTACCAATTTCGCCACATAAGCATAATACTACCATTTTCACAAACAGTAGTATTTAAACTGTTCCACTGAACACTAAAACAAAAAGTAAAATTATACCTTAAAAAGATAATAACAATTAAATAGAATTTAGAACACTTATAATATTACTCTGAGTTTATTTCGGCTTGTAACGAACAGTGGCCTCATTACTATTATAATGTTGTTTCAAGGGAGAAAAATAGTTTGATACTATCTTCTCCCTCTTCTATATTACTATATGTTATTAATTCAAAGAATTTAATAACATTATAGTTGAAATCATTACGCTCATTAATAATGCAATACTAAGTAAAATATAATTAATGTCTCCTATTACTTGACAAATATTATACTGTTCTTCCATCATTAGTATGAACAAATAAAAATTTACTGCCATTAAAGACGAGTATATTATTATTTGTATAAAATTTACAGATAACATGATTTATTTACCACACTTTTTAAGAATTATGTCATATTCTAAACACTCAATGCGATCTTTTTCGCTTCTCGGGTCTACGATCCTTGGGCAAGAAAATGCATTGTTAAACACACACCCATTGCACCCGTCTGTTCTTTTATAAGCACGATAAATAGTTTTACCTATTGCTGTAAACTGACCTGGTTTTGGAGTTTTCATTTTTCTAATTCTAGTTTTACATACGTTTCTGTTTTAGTTATTACTCCATAAGAATTTTTGTGTACTTCTGTGGTTTTTATGCACCTGGTTGCACTTTTCAAACGAAATATCAATGGGTTTTGGCCATTGATATCAATTATTCTAATAAAAATGTGTTTATTATTAGAATTCATGATTTTTTCTATTTGTTTACTATTCTTATGACGTATTACTAAATTACCATTAACAACACTCTGATACAAAGCTGTATATAACTTTAGTACAAAAATATCAGCTTTTATGCAATCTTTTGTATTAAAATAATATAAAGTTTTCTTATTAGAGTTTATTTCAGCACATTCTATGAATGTTTTTGCTGCACGAGTGACCAAAAAGGCCCTGTTTTCTTTAGAGCCTTTTAATATAATACAATCAGATGTCCTCATATGTTAAAAATAATTGATTTTCAAAACACAAAGATTTTTGAACATTGATAACTTTTACATATTTTGGGTAAAAACCTTGCGCGTAAAATTTAACAATATGTTCATGTTTTCTTAAATTATTTATTTCAAATAATTTTTTTGATTGCTTTGTTATCGGTAATATTATCATATGCAGTTTAATTGCACTGCTATGTATAACCTTATACGTATTTTTAGCTGAAAGCATGATACATATACGTGGAATTTTTGTAAAATTATCTGTTTTTACTCTAGTATTGTATATACTTGGAAGGTTATTAATTATCGCCATTCCTAATACATAACCAAAGTGTCTATACAAACCAGTTATAATAAAATACAACCCATCTTTGTTTTTTATTATATCACCTTTTCTTAAACGTTGACTATTTTTCATGGTATAAAGATTTGGTCTTTATGTAGCGGTGCTTATATTTAACTAACGATGTTAGTTGACCGTTTCTGATCCTAATACCAAGAGATGGATTAATGCCATTTTGTTTACAAAGGTCAATGTATTGAAGAACAGATTGGCTAACTGTTATGATTTCTTCAATGTCCTTGTCTTTATAAACGGCGTACACCTTAGGTTTGCCCGTACTTGTCGTTGTTTGGATAAGTTTGGTGATACAAGACGAGTTGATACACATTGTATCTACTTGTGCAGTTTGTTGACGCTGTGCACTAACCGTAAGTGCTACAAACATTAACATGATGAATAATAATACTTTTTTCATGGTTTTGATAACTTTAATTTGTTTTGTTACTTTGTGTTTAGAATTAAGCTGACAGGGATTCCCCTATACTGACTTAATAAAAATTTGGCTGCTTCTTGTAACGCTAGTACATCTTTTGTACAAGAAATGTTACAAACTTGCAGATTTTTGTCCGTTTCAAAGATGTATAACTCTTTGTTAATCCCGACTTTGAACACTCTTTTTTGGGGAGTTACTTCAAAGTTGTGACCAAAGAATTTACGCTCTTCTTTACGAGACATTACGCCTTTTTTGCGAGGAGGAATGCGCTTCTTCCATCCTGCTGCAATTCGGTCTTCTTTCCATGTTGTCATAAATTTACCCCCTTAGTAGGATTTAATTAAACTAAGATTAAATTCACACTTTCGTGTGCACTCCAGACAGTTAGTATTTGTGCTACTATTATTCACACACCGGCTGACAATTAATTGGTATTCAGGTGGGATTCAAACCCACAACTCCAAATTAGATAGTTGGTGCTTTACTCAAAATTTGTTAAGCTACTGAATACTTAGACGAATAGTTTTTTACGTCCCATTGTGTTTTACACCTAAAACTTTATATAAATACAAAGAAACTGGTGCCCTCAACATCTTGGGAAGTTATTGAGTTTTTTAACAATAGACAATGATCAGTTTATACACATGCTCAGGTGTTTAGTGTTATTTTCCTTGGTCTATTAATTCTTTTAATTCCCAAGAACTGTTTAGATAGTTTACCCCAGTCTTTGTTTCAAAAATAGAATTATCTGGATTTATTAATAAACTATCTAAAAGAGTTTCAGTTGACGTAAAATAATTATTATACTTTACACACAACTGTGATTTGTAATTCAAAGTTTTATACTCTGAATCAGATAAAATGTGTGAGTGTGTTATACCAATTAAGATATAAACACTTAATGCTCCAGCTATAAAGCCGAACAACATATGATAATATCTTGACATATAAAATGTAAATAAATTATGCGTTTTACGCCACGGTATAAACCTAATGAATGTCGTTTTAATTCTTAGGATAAAGGTTTGGCGTCCTCAACGACTTGGAAACATAACATTACCTATGCTTTGTAGAATGATATTATGCTTTTGTATTGCGGTCCTTTGTTTATTTGCTTATATACTGACCTATAAGCTTGGTCTATACAAGTACTGCCCTATATATACTTGTATCAATCATCACTGAGGCAGATGATACTCCACGAGTTATCAAACCTTTTATAAATGTATTGTAACTCTATTTATATTATGTAACCGATTGGTCTTTTTGTTCCCCTTTAAATGTATAAAAGGGCCACTAAACAACAACGTACTGTTTCGCAACAGCATTATAATCAACCAAAACATAGAATGAAAAACTGCAAATCAGAAATAGGAAAAAATCAAACTGTATGTGTTGTGTTTAATGGCCCTGTGTATAATATTAACGCAATATCTCTACACTCATGTAGTAAGATGCAAAATAATAAGAACTATGTGTAATGCTATATATTAACCTATGTGAGAGATTAGAGTTAAACTGTTTTAAAAAAGAGGGCTTGGGGTGGGAAATTGGCACTAAAATTTGCACCAAAATCCACCCCAAAAGCACCTCTAAACCGCCCAAAAATTACCGTTTTCCACGATAACTTTGAGCAGTTTTTAACAGTAAAATATGCCCCGACGATTAGTGGTTGCGCATCATGGGTCTGTTGTTCCCCATAGGACGCTGTTGCTGCTGTTGAGGCTGAGCTGCAGGTACGTCTCCGTACTCATACTCAGCGTTCTCGATACCACGCTCCAAACGGTTCTTAACACTACCTAAAGCAGCATTGTCGTCGTCAAATGTACCAAGGTACGAGTTGCTGAAACTGGTGTACACACGATTGTTCGCATTGTGTACTTGGGTTTCACCATCCTCGTTCAGCTCTGCAATTGGGAATATGTATGTAGTAAACATACACTTCTTACCCACAAGCTGTTCTTGGGCCATCATCAGCTTCTCGTCATTACTCTTTCCTTCTGCATCAGGCAGGTTGTCAAGATTGATAATGAGTGAATACTGATTGGTGTTGGTAAGCGTTGTCAGCAACGCCATAACATCGTCAGAACTTGTGTCAGCACCACCGTCGTACGCAAATACTAACCGTGCCCTGCACGTGTTATTACTCATGTTGTACGATGCGAGTGCATCACTAATCTCTACGCTCTTAATAAGAGCAACGTTTTGAATTTTACGCATAGTTGTAAAGAATTTAAAGGGTTTAAACTTGAACTCAACCCCCCTGGGGGGTTTTCGTCCGGGAAAAAAGAAAGGGGATGGATTGTTTGCTATTTCGCGTTTTTATGCCCATATTTTTATTTCCCATCTTTATATACATCTCACATTTTCATACACATTTTTCTCCAAAAAATAAAAAATTTTAAAAATTTTATTTTCATGTGTATGCCTATACCCCTAAATATGCCCTAAAATAGTGTTTATTTGCTCTGTACGGCCCTCAAATGTATTAGGTGGGTAGTTATAAGGGTAGAGGTAAAATCGGGCCTTAGAACGAAAATATAGGCCTTATTCGTAATATATCCATTCTAACCACACAAAAGAAAAGAAAGAGAAAGGAAGAAAACGAAGAAAAGGTAAGAAGAAAACCGAAGAAAGAAAGTAATATAAAGAAAGAAGTATAAAGAAGACCTAAAAGAAGCAAAAGAAGGTCCGTCACAACAAAGAGAAGCCTACGCTAGAAAAGAAAATACTATATACATACAAATAATATACCCTAAGTACTATATAGAACTATATATAATACCTAGGGTTTACTATATTTTTCTTAATGATTTATATAATTATATCTTATTCTCTTCTTTATATAATCTAAATCATCTTGATTATTATATGCTTCTTCTTCGAAATAAGTATTTCTATATGCTTTATAGAAGTTCTTATATTTGAGTAGGTTGTATGTATAATTCATTAAATACAATATATAGAACCCTATATACCACCACTCTTTTATTTGTTCTGTATGTATTGCCTCATGGTTTAATATTATACGCTTAGTTTCTTCTGGGAGTTTTTTAAACCTATTACGTACAAATACTATTCCAAACAGGTTAATTGCGATGAATTTTCCTGGGGGCAAAATACAGTTATGTATCACTTTCATTTTAACATATGATAAATCATGTAAATTATTCCACATTGGGTTAGTTGACCTACAATAGCCCCGATTTCTGTAGCAGCTATATCAAGCCAATCAAACTTACCTCCCCATTGTTTATCTTTAAATTCCGCGGTTAGTGCGGCAGCAGTACCAGCTGTAATAGTTCCAAATAATGAAATTAACCAGCCGTAGAATAAGTGTTTCTTTCTGTTACTTTGTTTTATCCAATTCAGCATGTAGTTCTTTTTCAATTAATTCTGCTATTTTGTTTATACTTGGGTGTGATTTGCCTGTACTGTTGTTTAAACGTAAGTCTATAAAGTGCTTCCAAGCATTTATATCAGCTGTAACAACAATATCAGTTTTTAAGGCGTTTGGGAGTATCTACCTTGCTTGTTCTGTAGTCCACCCGATATTTAATAGTCCGAAATAATCACTCTCGTTGTCTATCAGTCCATCATAAAAACAGCTTTCTGTTGTATTTAACCATGGTACATTGGAACTATAGATATTATACTTCCCTTCTGGGACATTAGACCACTCTGGGATTATATATGTGACGTTGTTTTCGAATCTATTGTTGCTATAATTACAATACCGTGTGGGCTCTTGCGTAAATGACATAGATCTGTGCCTAACAATTTCATGTGATGTGCCACGATCTGTAGTAATCAAGAATGTAAATCGTTTAATATGCTTTGTAGGGGCGCTCATATATGACATCAGATCTCCATAACGTTTATTTTCATTTATAACTCTATAGTTTGTTGTTATGTATGTTAATAATCCGTCATTTATTACTATACTATAAGGATTCGTAGAATAAAAATTAATTATTTCTTTACGATCAGACAATACTGTTAAATAAACTGTTCCGTGTTCAAGCACACTCGTGTTGCCTGACTCTATCATATATTCTACAAAAACGGAGCTGCTTTTATTAGTATCAAACTTATCTTCTGATTTATATGATGTTCTTGCACACAACTCGATATGCTTAAATATATCATTAATCATATGTTTTTGGGTGTACTGTTTTATAGATTGATGTTTTAATATCATGCGTTATCGTCTAATAATCCTGAATCTTCTGAATCTAACTCTTTTAGTCTGTTTCTAACCAATTCTGGGATAAAATTTGGTATAATATGTGAATTCATCCACCTGTACACGTCATCTTTTTCATCCTGAGTAAGATCTTTTACATACTCCATAATTTCTCCAACTGACATTCCGTCAAGTTTCATTGATAATTCACTATTCATAATAATTATTTATTTTTAAGTTCTTCTTTAGTTTCTTTTAAAGATTTTTCTACTTCTTCTTTTTGTACTTTGATCCTATTAGCAAATTCTTTTATTAGCTCTTCGCGCTCTTTCTTATATTTTGGATCATTGTACATGTTCATTAGCACTCGAGCAGCATTATTAAATTCTTCTGGATGTAAGATGTTACCATTCTCATCCTTCTCTGCTCCAAGTTTATCTACTAAATCGCTCACTTCTTTTAAAGTCATGTCTTTAATTGGAGCTTTGCGGATTAAAATACCGTCTTTCGTATATAAGTTGCTATATTTACAAATTTTACTCATATTTATTATTCTGTTTCTTTGTCGAAAAGCTTTAATTTAAAAATTAGCTTCTGATTACGCTATAACCACTCTAATGCTTTTAAATAATTCTTATCGTGTATTAAATCTTTTATTGTAATGTGCTACGTATTTTGAGCACTCTGTTTCTACTAGATCTCCTTGCTCATTTTCTACAGTCGTGATATATTTTTGATTACGTAGCCATTTATAATAATCCATAAACGCTTGCTTTCTTTCTTGTCTTGAACTATATTGGTGTATATATTTTAACATTTGTTCAGCATCTACTACACCTCTAGCTCGTAACATACAAATATCTTCTAAAAATGATACTACTCCAGCATCGCCATATTTGTTTTTAACAACATTTAAATCTTCTAATGCTTGTTTATAATATTTATTATCGACATCATAAAACGGCTAAGAATCCACTAAAAATGCAGAATTCATTGGTACATTATTGATGAAATAATATTTACAACTATCTGTAACTGGAGAGCTAGTAGCTTTCAACGATATAAAATCTGCATAATATAACAACATATTTAATTCTACATAATTCATTTGTTGTATGTTTTATAAATACATTCTGCTACCCATCCTAAATAATATGCAAATGGTTCTTGATGATCTACTGACACATTGTCCATTATCTTAGCATATGTTTCTAATACTACATGTGCTGCTTCATGGGATATAGAGTTTGTTAAATCTGCATTTTTGTCTTGTCTTGTTTTACCTTTCGTTTTATTTATAGCAACTACTATGGTATAAACTTTTGTTTCTTTATTACGACATGCAAATGTGAATGCTGTACTATCATCAAATAATTTTTCATCTAACGGATCGCCATTAAGGCGTTCATATGTATTTATTATATTTTTTATTTTATAATTCTTACGACATACTGCTAAATCTAAATCATAAATAGTTTTATATATGTCTATATTATTATTTTTATTCATAGTATTATAATAATTATATTATTACACACCCCCCATATCCCCCTAACGTAAAAAATCGAAAAAAGTTGCATTTTAAAGAAATTATTTTTTTCATGCAACCATTTTTGTATATTCTTACGTTATGCTTATGTTTAATTTAAATGTTAAATTTAATTATGAATAAATTAAAACTTGTTAAACCATTGTATTACATGGAAGCTGGAAGCATATTCGAGTTTAAAAACGGAGAATATGTTTGTGAAATAAAGAATGTAGACGATACGATTACTGACGATGGTACAGATACATCTGTAGAATTTTCTCAGAGAATGTCTATTAGTGAAGAAAGTGCAAAAAATCTGATCGAAAATGGATTTCTTAAAGAACTTGTTTCAGAAGACGATTCTAATTTCATAAATGTGTTTGATCAAATTGATAAAATGCTTACAATGTATAAGACAGAGCTCAATAATTTAAATAACGATTATGAAGGTTCTCCGGCATGTATGAAAGTAGAAAAAGAGACGGTGCTTAAGAATTTAATTAAAGCACTTACTTACTTAAAGAACTTAAAGCGATAATATACAATGGATGAGAAATTAATTGATCAGTCACAGTTAGCTGAAAGCATTTCTAAAGATATTAAATATGATTTTGCAGATTACTTTTTAGTAAAACAGTTGAATCCGATCAAAGTAAAAAAAGAATTTAATAAACCAGTTCCAGCAGGTAAACCAAGCAAGGACTCAAACGGAGTAGAAGCTGTAGATTACGATAAAGTTGAAACTGAGGTAAAAGAAGTTGATTCTGATTTTCGTAAAGGTGTTGTGTTAAAGCTTCCTATTCAGTACAGAAACATGGAGAATAAACCAATAGAGGTTAAAGTCGGCGATGTAGTACTGTTTAGAGAAATGGGAGCAAAATACTTCGATCTACTTAAAGACAGTAGATTAATAAAATATTACGATATTGTAGCTATTGCAGAATGATAGATATAGATGATGTAATAAAAGAAGTATAGAAAAACACTGGGTATGATATAAAAATAGTTAATGCTGTATGTCGACATCCGTTTGAATATACAAAACAGATAATGAAGTCCAAAAGTGACACATTAGACATATTGTTCAATTAGCTATTTAAATTTAAGCTCAAGCGAAGATATAAAGAAGATAAAAACAAAGAATATAAAGCAAAATGAAAAAGATTACAAAGCCTTCATATAACGTTGATATTACACATGACATTAGTGCTGAAGATACACAGATTACAGTAACTGGTGCAAAGTTATATTCTGGTATTGTTGTAGATCGTAATGATATAGCTGCATATGTGAGCGTTCTCGGTCGTAAGATTGCTGATAATATCATTGATGCAATGTTTGATAAACATAATGCTGTAATAAAGACAGACGATGGATTTATTCAGTTAGATATGGTAGCAGTTGAAATGCCAGCAGAAAATAAGAAAGTTAATATTTTTAAGCGTGTGTGGAACAAACTAACACATAAAAATAAGTAATTATGAATAACAGTTTGCCTGTACTGAAAACAGGTATTCGAAAATTAATCATTATTTAAGGCTCTATCAAAGAGCCAATATTGCGAAGTAGAGAAGCGGCATCTCGTTAGGCTATTAGTCTAAAGGTCGCAGGTTCGATCCCTGCCTTCGCAACTAAGGGATTGACGAAGTAACACTATCAAAGTGACTACCGTTATTTATCCAATCATACTTATGAAATTTAATATTGCCCTGTAGTGTAACGGTTGAGCACAAGGAGCTCTTTTAGATTCAATAACTAATGTTACTATGATAAACAAAATCTATAAAGAAACGGACGAACAGTTTATTTCTTTAATAAAAGAAAGCTGCAATATCTCAGAAGTTTTATTTAAGTTGGGATATAGTGTAGAAGGAAATTCTTGGGGATTTTCACAAGTACGTAGGCGAATGGATGAATTACATCTGTCATCGTCTGATTTTAAAGGGAAGTCTGTTTTAAAAACGAACGTTAAACAAATAGACCCACAAAAACTGTTAAAAGAAAACTCAAAACATCAAAGAACTGTATTGCGTAGATACGTATTAACTAATAATTTAATTCCATATCGATGCGCAATCTGTGGAATTTCGGAGTGGAATGATAAAACACTTAGTTTAGAGTTAGACCACATCAATGGTATAAATAACGATAATAGGTTGGAAAATCTCAGATTTCTTTGTCCAAATTGTCATAGCCAAACTACTACATATGGAAGCAGAAACCAACAGCGTAATGAGTCGAAATATACAATTACAGAGGAGTTACGAACGCTTGTGGAATCTACATATGAAACTTGCAAAAATATCAAACAAACGTCTACTTTATTAGGAATACGCAAATGTGTTGTTACAAAAATAGTAAATGAGTCTGGCCAAAAACACTCAAATCAAAAGTATGTTATACGTTATGATGCTAATCACAACGAAATAAAACGCTATGGTAGCTTGGTTGAAACAGCAAAAGATTTAATTGCAAACAATGAAGTTGTGACAAAACGTATTAAGACGTGTACACGCACTATAATGCGAAATAAAGATAACTTTTGGCTAAATAGTTATTGGATTGTGTTGGATGGCTGTGGGATAATAAATAATCCACAGTTAGAATCTTTTCTAAATATCTCGGAAAACAATGTTGACGAGGCGCAAGCCAAATGCAGCGTGACAGACTGAACGAGAAGACTGACCTTCGGGTTGGATGCAACAGTCGGTTTAACAAACCTCCTTGGTCTGGGTTCGAATCCTAGCGGGGCGACCAATACAAGAATAAACTTGATAAAATAATAAAATAATACGAATGGAACTTAAATTTAAAAGATTAGATACAGAAAACGCAGTATTGCCAATCAGAGCATATAGCGGCGATGCCGGGCTTGATTTAACCGCTTCGAATATTACACTCGAGCCAAATGAATGTGGTCAAACGGTAGTAGTTTATCACACTGGTCTCGCAGTTGAGATTCCGGAAGGGTATGTAGGATTAGTGTTTCCTCGTTCTAGTATTTCAAAGAAATCCATGTTTCTTACGAATGCAGTTGGTGTAATTGACTCAGGTTATCGTGGAGAAATTACAGCAAAGATGCATATAACTACAGATGCAGCGCCAGCATTATATAAAGTTGGAGAAAGATTCGCACAGCTTATTGTAATGCCTATCCCAGATGTGACAATTTCTGAAGTAGCAGAATTAAGTAATACTGAACGTGGTGATGGTGGATACGGTTCCAGTGATACGAAATTTAGCGCGCCTGATGCCAAAGCGAATGATTCACAAGACGTTGTGAATACTGAGCATGAGGCTACTAGGGTAGCGGCGGAGTCAAATGAGGACTCTGAGGTAGCTAAGTAACGCGTGACGAGGCTACGTGAAGTGGCGTTGACTATAAATAGTGGCAATACTTCATTAGGTAGGGGATTACACAAAATGTGTAGTTCCCTTTCCTTGTTTGTATAATATTATAAAAGAAACATATTAATTTAGCAGTGCGGTAGTACAGGTATACCTAGGTTTAACAGCAGTGCAATCAATATAATAAAATGTTATAACATATGAATAAATATATAATAGGCGTTACTGGTTGTACTGAAAATAAGCAAGTATTTGTACCTATTAACAACGAATTTAAAGATCATATAAATGATAAAATAATTCATATTACACAAGCTGAACGTGATAAGTGGAATAGTACGCTTGAACAAATATAGATGCTATCACATATGATTTTTTAGCCTAAAACTAAATTATCTGAATTTACAAACGACTGTGCATTTCTATCTAATTCATAGATAAATGATTTAATAAATAGTAAGATCACTTCAGTAAATCAAACAGTGAATGTATTACTTGCCGCACAGCATAGTATGTAGTCACAATTAGATGATCTAAACAACCACACTCATCCAAATTATCTCACACAACATCAAAGTATTAAGAAGATTAGCGACGGTGTTAACGAATATGAGCTTACTGGAGTCGGTACTGTTGTGATATAGCCACACATCCATCCTCAAAATTTTGAATTAGAATACGCTACTGATAAAAAAATAGGCGGTATAAGAATCGGATATGTTCCAAATGGGTAGAACTTCCCAGTATAGCTTGATAATGGAAGGGCTTATGTGAATGTACCAATAGAAGAATTTTGGGGCAGATTCGATATACCAGGATTAACATATGCTGGAGAATTTAAAGTTGGCAAAAAATATAAATCGATATATCCACAAGATTACGTTAAATATAACGGTACATATTATTTGTGTATAGAAAATATTGATGAGGCTCAAGATGCCCCAGATTCTAATAATTCACGGTGGGCACAAATGTCATTATCTACACAAGATATAACAACTATAGCAAAACAAGTATTATCTAATAAACTTGGTAATTTTGATATAGGGAACAATAATAATATTATCAATACCAACGATAATGCTGAAATAGTAATATGGAAATCGCAAACTACTGGAAACCCAAGTATAGCCGGTGTTAAACTTAGTTGTAGTGATGATGTTACAGCACAGATCGAAAATATTGCAGGTACTGCATTGGACATAAAAGGAAACATTGCATTAAATGCAAAAGGAACGGTATATGTCACATAGGGAAGTCTATATGCAAATTAGTTATGTAGATGTGTGGCAGTAATACCAAATGAAGTAAGTGCTAATTGGACATACGATATGAATAGTTCTTCTGGGTATACATGGAGTAATGGCACTATAGTCGGACCAGCAAATTATGTAGTTAATAACGCATAGGTTGATATACAATTGATATTACCTTCGCATATATCTGATGGGATGACGATAGAAATATGTAATTTGCACACAAATAAAATAAAAATATTAACTTCAGATGGACATGTCAAAACTATGGCAATTGATGGCGGATCTGTAAATATTAGTAATCCAGGAGAGTATAAATTAATTTATATATAGGCATTAAATACGTGGATATTTAGTTGCCAAAACATCATTTAATAATATAAACAATGAGTAAATCAAGATTAGTTGGTACTACTGCAGTTGGTGGCAAACTTAAATATCCAATAGTACCATATTTAATTGTCGGTGATGAGAAATATGGATACGACGCTGGTACTATATTAGATGCTAATGCAGTCATAGATGCTACAACAAAGGGACAATCATAGGCTGGAAACAGTATGCCTTCTACTGGCCCTTGGGATATAGATATTACAAATAGATTTGTAAAAGGTAACGCAAATATAGGTAATATTTAGTGGACGATCAATAATGGGTATAAACGAGTATATTATGAAGTTGATTTATTGCAAGGCGATATAATTACTATTCCTAACACATTGAGAATGTATGTTGGGTGGAAGGCTACAGACGGCACTTATGCATTCGCAAATTGGACACAAGCTGGAAAAAAATATACAGCTACTGTTGATGGTAAGTATATAATATTAGTAGCAAACACGACAGACGAACCTGGAGTTACTGTAGAAACATTGCCAACCTTTGGGCATATAATGTTACATACAAGTAATAATAATTTGCGTCCACAAAGTGTCGTTCCTAATAACCAACAAAAAGATCATACCCACGATGACAAGATAATGCGTGGTATAGCACATTAGGGTTACCATAAAACAGAAAAAGCCAATTCTTTAAAGGCATTTGAAGCTGCTGCTAAAGAAGGGTGGAATTATGTTGAGACCGATATATATAGGACATCTGATGGCAAATATGTAGTTGCTCATGATCCATGGATGTCAGAGGGTTATACTAATTCAGCTCATGTTGCTGGTGGTGATCATAATTGGAAATTAGAAGATCATACATTAGCAGAAATATTAGACTATAAAGATGCAAACGGTAATTCGTTGGCAACATTAGAACAATTTTGTGCCGTATGTAAGAAAAACGGACTGCATCCATATATAGAAGTAAAACAATCGCTAGGCCCGATAAAATTAAAAGATGCGTTTGATATAATTACACTCAGTGGTCTTAATTATAATTATACTATTATATCTACAACTGGTTGGAACTTAGAAGCAGCAATTGAGTATGATGATAAAATCCGTGTAGGATTTATTTATCTGAATAAATTTGAAGATGGTGCAAATTGGACTGAGTTATGGACAAGAATTGTGGCAATTAAAGCAAAATCTACAAACAGGATTAATTTATTTATAGATGCAGCATTAATAAATATTAAAAATTCAGATTCTGCACATATCATGAAGTTGGTTCAAGAAAAGCTTCCGCTTGAGGGATGGACAGCAAAAACAGAAGACGATGTAAAAAATATAAATTCTTATATCAGTGGTATAACATCTGATAATATACATGCTGGAGAAATAATATCTAAATAGAATTAATTATGGCAGATATAAAAAATAAATCAAGGTTAGTAAGTGCTACATTGATTGGTGGTAAATTAAAATATCCGCTGATCCCATTTGTAGAAATTGGTGACGAAAAGTACGGAAATGTACAAGGTACATTATTAGATGCAAATGCAGTAGCAAGTATGTCTAATCGAATATCAAATGAAATAATATCAGATATTCTTGGTAATTTTATTAATTCAAACCAATTAGTTAATAAAGATAAGCTAAATAATGCCGTAGATTCTCTACGTATTGAAAACATAGAGTAGAATTTATTATATTGTGTAATAAACACAAACGAAGATGGCTTATATATAGTAGACAAAAATCTTAATATAGGTGCTACAGTTAACGATATAATAAACTAGGGTGGCGGGAGTACTCCAGGTAATAATAATTTAGAAATTAACTATATAACAGATTGTGTATAATGGGAACAGCTATAATTATAAATGATGCAGATTATTCTAAAAAGAATTTAGGATCTATTACACAATATAACAAACAATACCACATTAACCTCGGTTCTAGTTCTGTTTCATTATCGTTCGACATTCCTTCTGCGACAATAAGAACAGAATGTGATGTTCCAAAATAGGTAGGAGTATTAAAAACAGATTTGGTAAACAATGAATATGTTTCATCTGTTATTGATGATTTTGATAACGTTGTTGTTTCATTAAAAAAGGCACCGAAAGAAGATATTACAATATAGATGACAGTTTATCATTCATTGTTTGCATATGTTAATAATACAATTTCTATAAATGTAAGTTCAAACATAAAACATTATAATGAAGCTGTATTATATGTTGATGCAAGTTGTGTGGATGGTAGTGGTATAAACAACAAAAAAACAAATCAATAGGTTGTGCAAAAAAGGCCAGAATGCGTTGTAGAGTGTGATGATGAGAAGATAAAAATATCACGTGATAAATTTACAACAGGTGGTTCTAATGAGATAACAAGAAAAGGGTGGATAGCTGATTATGAACCTTTTCACGATAGTAATGTATTTACATATATGGAATTAGCCACAATCGATACTAATGATCTTCCAAGACCTGGAGATATTTGTTTAGATGCTGCACATGGTGGGGATGGAACAAATAAATCTATTGATGGGAAAATGTTCTTCAGTAAATGGGACGGTGTAAAACAAGGTAGATTTGGTATAAATACATGTGTAAAAAAAGGTTATTTAGAACAAACTAATACTCCTATAGATGACTATACATGTGCTGAAAATTATATTCATGTTTGGTATAATGACGGTACAAAGATCAATAGATATTATTTTGTAGATCAAGTTGGTATTAGACTTACATCTGACATATTAGATGGTACACATGTACACACAGTAACATATGATGGATCAATATTTAAGTTGTATATTGATGATTTGGAAGTTGGACAAGTAGAAGCAAAATTAGCTTTAAAACCAATCAACAGTCAATTTTATCTATATGATGCTATGATTTGTGGAGAATATTATTGTTTGTGCGTATGGAACAATTAGGTATTATCAGCATCGGATATAAGAATTAATTCAAAATTACTTAAAGATAAATATATAACAAATGGATAAAAAATTTGTAACATTGCACAAAGATAATGCAGAAATATTTTTAAAACCAGGTAATTTTAAAAATTTATATCTTGGAGACTTAGTGCTTGGTAATATTGATATGTCTAGTTCTGCAATTATTACAGACAATAATGCTGTAAGTATGGGACATGTGGCTGTTGTACCATATAAAGGCGCAACGGTTTATTTCAATTTACCACTCAACATAGAGTGTAAAATGTTTCATAATACGGAAGTAGATTTAAATGATACTATTCATAGATCTACATGTTGTGTGGCTGCAGATAATAATTTGAGCAACGGTACTAAATATACATTTAAAACTATTTCTGATGGTTATGAATATGATGTAAATCAATATAGAGTACAATTTATAAAAATCGACGGTTCTAGTATAAGTGTGGACGAAATCGAAGATTTGATTGATTCTGGAGATATAAATATTATATATGAATCACATGACAATGGAATAATTGACGATTGCCAACCAATTGCAAGTAGTATTGCTGCATGTATGAGTAAAACATTTCCAGAGACAAAGTCATCTCAGAATAAAGATATTGCAAATTATATCGGAAATATTCCTACATTTGTACATTTGTCTGACATACATGGAGATTGTATAAGATATGAAAGGGCTTTATAGTTTGCAAAACATTATGGAGTAGATGGTGTAATTTACAGTGGTGATGCGATTTGTTCTGTAGGACACGATGGAATTGGGTTTGTTGCTAAAGGTGCAAAGAAGTATAATGTAAAAGTAATGCCGTGTGTTGGCAATCACGATGCGTACGAATATACACAACAGCAATTTTATAAGAATTGCACAGAATTACTCTCAAATGTATTCGATTATCCAAAAACTGGAAAACCATATTTTTATGTAGACCTCCCTTGTAAAATTAGAGTAATATCGTTAGATTATAATTTTACAAATGATACGTCATATATAAATATTGCTAATTATGGTAGAGAACAGAAAGAATGGTTTGTAGATACTCTAAAAAGTACTCCAGCTGGATATGGTGTCATTGTAAACACTCATTTCTTATATACTAAGATTAATAAAGTAGGTGAAGGTAAGTTCTTTGATGATATTGCTGGTACAAATCCAACAACTACTCATGTAAACACAACCGGAATGCTCAAAATAATAGACGCGTTTAAAAATAAAAGAACTGAATCTATATAGTGGCAAGATTTTAGCGGAACAGATACTGTAAATGCTGATTTTACCGCATTGCCAAATGGAGTAGAATTTATTTGCTGGTGTACAGGTCATACGCATACTGATCATATTGGATATATAGATGGGTATGATGGATCTACAAATAAAAAACAGATAAACATGTCTATTTCTTGTGGTACATTAGCGTCAGCACCGGCAAGAACCAGAAATGGCAAAGATAGAACACAAGACCAATTTAATTTAATTGGGATAGACAGGGATAAAAAAATAATAAAGATCGTACGAATAGGTGCAAGCATGAACGCTGACTTTAAAAATAATGATTATATGACTATTTCGTACGAATAATCATTATAAACATGTTTGATATACGCGGAAATAAAATATTACTCAACACTGATGATTTGGCAATACCTCCATTTAAAAATTATTATAATGAAGCAAAAGACAAATCATTAGCGTTGAAGGAAATAGAATACATTGTTTGGCTATATAAATGGAACACTCCATATGAAGCATATCCAGAAAACAAAAGGGCTTCTATAGTAGGCAAAGATGTATTTAATGATGAAAATTATAAACCCACCGAAAAAGTAAAAGAATTAATAAAAAGATTTTAGGAGTTTCAGTAGACACCTGGGACAAGATTGCTACAATCATCTAGATCTGCTGCAGAAGCATTAATTGAAATGTTAAATCAGTATTCTGGAAATAACATGGATATAGATACCGCTGTGAAAATCACACGAATACTCAAAGATGTCAGCGGTGTGGTAAAGTCATTAGATGTAGCATTAAAACAAGCTAAAGCAGAGTAGATGGATTCTGGTAAAATTAAAGGTGGAGGCATTATAGGGCTGTATGAAACAGTCAAGTAAAATATTATATAATGATGGTAGACTTTAATTAGAAAATAATTAATACTGATAAATTTAGACAAGCCGCTATCTTTTTTAAAAAACATGGTAAATATACGTTAGCTCCTCCAGGAACAACAGATTATGTAAATTATTGGGAAAGAGAAACAAAAAGATCTTTAGAGGGATATACTTCTGAAGACGGTGATTATATAACTGGATATTTCTATTTTTATCTTAATTATAGTCCTATAATGAAATTAACACAAGTTGAATATACTGATCACCTTGGACATAAACGAATACGGAGAGAACGAACGTTTGATTTCCCTATGTTTTGGAGCTATGATAAATCATATTACGATGCTGTATAGGAGGCAGAGGAAGCTGGTAAACATCTTGCAGTACTAAAATCTCGTGCAAAAGGATATTCTTTTAAAGGTGCTTCAATGCTGGTACGTAATTATGAATTAATTCCAGGATCAAAAAACTTTGCTGTAGCGTCAGAATAGGCATTCTTAATCGGTGATGGATTATTAACAAAAGCATGGCAGATCATGGATTTCATAGATCAGAATACAGCATGGTCTAAAAAAAGATTAACTAGTACTAGACTTGAACGTGTTTCTGGCTTTAAAGTTACCGACGAATATGGTAATCAGACTGAACAGGGATATTTATCAAGTATAAAAGGAATAACTCTTAAAAACGATCCTGAAAGAATTCGTGGTACTCGTGGTAAGCTTGTATTATGGGAAGAGGGTGGTAAATTCCCAAACCTGGAAACAGCATGGCGTGTAGAATAGCCAGCAGTGGAAACAGATGATGGTAAAGCGTTCGGATTATTAATAGCATATGGTACTGGCGGAACAGAAGGCGGATCATTCCAAGGGCTAAAGAATTTATTTTACAAACCTGACGCATACAATTGTTTAGGGTTCCCTAATATATGGGATGACAATGCATCAGATACAAAATGTGGATTTTTTGTCCCATCTTATGAAAACATGGAAGGTGTAGACGATAATGGGAATTATCGTTTTATGGACAAGGACGGTAATACATTAAAAGAAGCTGCAATAGAAGAGCTTATAAGACAGCGTCAAATAATTCGTGATGGTGGCGCCTCATAGGCGTCAATAGACAGATTTATAGCAGAACGTCCGTTAAAGCCGCAGGAGGCAATATTAGAGCTCGGAAAGAACATATTTCCACGTAAGTTACTAATGGATTAGCTTACAAAGATAAGAACCAATGAGAAGATCAAAAATATGAAACATGTTGTAGATCTTAATTGGGACAGCAATGGTAAGGTTATTGCTACAGAAAAGAAATCTGGAGATATTACTGAATATCCCTTGCCAAAAGATAAGAAACCAGAGGGATCTGTTGTTATATGGGAGTATCCAATAAAAGATCCACCATTTGGATTATATATAGGTGGATGTTTAACTCCTGGTGAAAAAGTATGTACGTAGCGAGGTTTAGTAAACGTAGAAGATGTTACATTAGATGATAAGCTAATAAATAAAGACGGTAAGTTTGTAGATATAAAAAATCTATAGAGATACGATAAAACCAATGAGCCTATATACACAATTCGTACAGCTAATTCATACAGAACTACTACATTTACACGCGAACATCCAATTTTATGTTCAAAGACTTTAACTGGAGAGTACAATTTTATTCGTACTAAGAATATAGAGGTTGGTTACTATTGCAAATTTCCGAACGTATACTACAATACAAACACAGAATATACAGGTGCAGTATTGAACACAGACGAATTTTGGTGGTTTGTTGGATTGTGGCTTGGCAATGGATGGGGTGATAGTAAAAAACATTCTATTTCTATAGCGTTCGATCAAACATAGAAATTTTATTTTGATAAATGTTACTCTTTTATACAAAATCAACTTGGCATAATACCATATTATAGAAATAGGCGAGGTAGTATAGAATTAAATTTTACATGTAAATAGCTTAGCGAATGGCTTGTGAAAACTTTTGGAAAAAGTTGTTATACAAAACAAATACCAGACGTAATAAAACGAATACCGTATAGTAAAAAATTAAATATTTTGGCTGGGTATTTAGCATCAGATGGATGTATATATACAAGAAAAGACATTTCGTATGCAGAGTTTGTTAGTGTTAATTTAAACTTATTAGAAGATATATAGGATATTATATTTGCTTTGACACTAACTGGAGGTATAAGTAAATTAAGAGATGCTAAAACTACTAAAATACAAAATAGGACTGTAAACCAACAGGCAGCATATCATTTACGAATGCCACAAAGCCAAACTATAAAACTAAAGAAACTATTTGAAGAGTATAATATATCAGATACCATAAAATTACCAAAAATAGTAGAAAGAAAACTTTCAAATCATTCAAACAAATAGTGTCTGTTTTGTGATGAATTTAAGAATATTGTAGTTAAAATTAAATCAATAGTAGAATCTACTTATACTGGTACTGTTTATAATTTTGAATGCGATACTCATACGTTTATGTGTAGAAATATAATGACACATAATTGCGACCCGTACGCGTAATGTCAGCGGGTTTAAAATCGGGTAAAAACGGAAAACATCTAGAACAGACAATTCCGTGCTAATCATGCTGATTGCGAAAGGCAGTATGGCAGTGTAACGCATAGATGGTGAATAAATATAATCCATCCACGAACACCCGACACTTTTATAGTGATGATGTATGCTGGGCTATATGGGGACATATAGAAGTATAGATAAAAAACTATACGATAACATAATCGATGACCACGATGAGTCTTTTACAAATTCTTTAGGATCTACATTTATATTTAAACGTGTTAAAGCTGGCGAAGCTTGGAATGACGTAATCGTTGCTGAATATTCTGGCAGACCGAGTACTGCAGAAGATTATTATGAAAATGTTAGAAAATTACTGACAATGTATAACGCAAGATTGTTGTTTGAGAATGAACGAAAAGGAATATACCCATATTTCACAAACAAACATTGCGATTATTTGTTAGCAGATTAGCCGAATAAAGTAATATCAGAAGTATTTAAAGATTCTAAAGTATAGCGTAGAAAAGGGTGCCATATGACCAAACAGATACGTAGATATGGAGAAGGCCTTATAAAAGAATGGCTTGAAGAAGAATACGAACCTGGGCATCCTAACTTAGAAAGAATATATAGTGAGCCACTGCTAGAAGAACTTATAATGGACGATGGTGTACGAAACGTAGACCGTGTAATAGCTCTGTGTATGACGATGATTTACAGAGAAGAATTATATCAAGTAAAAGTGGCAAAAAGTAATGAAGAAAATAAATAGGTCGAACTCTTTGAAATGCCTTTATTTAGCTAGCAATGGTGGGATAAAGACGAAGTACAAGATGACACACCTGTATTTACATTTTAAGAAATATGATACAAGCAGAAGACAATTTATATAACTCAAGCTTCCCACAGTAGAAGTTACCGCTGTCAAAGAAAAATGATCAGTGGCAAAAAGATTGTGTAAATTATATAATTGGGGAAGGTAATACGTCATCTGGTGGACAAAGAGGCACTAGACTTGGGGAAATGTAGACTTATTATAATCTATACAATAGTATTTTTGACGAAAAAGATTTTAAAAAAATTACAAACCCATTTCATGTAGAAGATGGTTTCCCTGCTACTCCTCAAGATTTTAATATAATTCGACCAAAAGTCGATCTTCTAATTGGTGAAGAAACCAAACGTCCTATGAATTTTAGAGTAATTAGAACCTCATAGGAAGCAGCCTCAGAACTACAAGATAAAGAAAAAGATTTATTAATGTAGTATATGATGGCACAAATACAATCCAAACTTGGTCCAGAAGAACAAAAGTAGTTTTAGCAATAGTTACAATCTGGAGAAATAATGCCGCCACAGGCTATTGCAAAGTATATGGATAAAGAATATAAGGATGTTGTAGAAAATACAGCATACCACACTCTCGAATATTTAAAAGAGAAATTAAGTCTTTCGAACGAATTTATTAAAGGTTGGAAAGATTATCTTATTAGCGGTCTTGAAGTATATTACGTAGGAGTAATAAATGGAGAACCATACACAGAACGAGTAAATCCAATGGATTTCTCTTATGACCAAAGCCCTGATTTAGAATTTATAGAAGATGGATCTTGGGCATGCAGGAAGATGAGACTACCAGTTTCTACAATACACGACAGATATTTCGACAAACTTACAGAAAAAGATTTAAACAAGTTAAATGAAATGTTAACTGGTACACCAGCTGGCCAAACTGGCGAAAAGGATCCTGTTGACAATTTTAACCATATAAACATGACAATTTATGATGGAAACGCTTATGATAAAAAGAGTAGACACCATATAAATGTATGGCATGTGTGTTGGAAATCGTTTAAAAAGATTTATTATGTGACTACTACTGATGAAACTGGTTAGGTATAGACTAATATTTGTGATGAAACTTATAAGCCTGTTGGCACAGAAATAAGTGTAGAATCAGATTGGATAACAGAGGTTTGGGAAGGATATAGAGCTGGATCTGATTTATATTTCGGTATATAGCCGATTGAATATCAGCATGTGAGCCTTGATAATCCTAATTCACAGAAGTTACCATATTGTGGATGTGTTTGTAGCAACACTAACAGTAAAGCAAGGTCTCTCGTTAGTATTCTTAAGCCGCTACAATATATGTATATAGTATTGTGGTATAGACTTGAAATAGCAATTGCTAGAGACAAGGGTAAGGTTATTAACATGGATATATCGCAAATACCTAAATCAATGGGTATTACACCAGATAGATGGTTACATTATTTGTCATCAGTTGGCGTAAACTTCATAAATCCATATGAGGGGAATCCTTCAGATCCAAATGGTTCCAGAGCATCATCGTTCAATCAATTTAGTTCTGTTGATTTAACAATGTCAAATGTAATCGCTGAATACATTCAATTGATGGATAAAATTGAACAGCTTGCTGGTACTATATCTGGTATTACATCACAACGCGAAGGCGCCATTAGTACATCCGAACTTGTTGGCAATGTTGAAAGATCTGTATTGCAATCTTCGCATATTACAGAACCTCTATTTTGGGTACATAATCAATGTAAGAGACATGTTTTAAACATGTTATTAAACACTGCAAAAGGAGTATGGGAAAACAGTGGAAAATAGAAATTATCATATATCTTTGATAATGGCGAGCGTGCATTTATGGATATATCCAATAAGTTTTATTATGAAGATATGGATGTGTTTGTAAGTGACTCCTCAAAAGATCTCGAAAATATTGGTAAACTGCAGCAATTAATACAGCCTGCTATGCAAAATGGTGCTAGTTTATTAGAGGCAGCCGAAGTTCTTACGAATGATAATTTTAATATCCTTAAACAAAAACTTAAGGATATGCAAACAAGACAAGAACAGTTACAACAGCAACAGCAAGAAGCTGATGCACAAAATCAGCAGCAGTTACAACAAATGCAAAACGAAGCTAAACAGCAAGAGCTTATGCTCAAAGAGGCAGATCTTGATCTTCAGAGATATAAGATTGATTCTGATAATCAGACTAAGATTGCAGTTGCTGAGATTAGTGCGTATCGTGGAACAGAAAATAAAGACATTAATCAAAATGGTATTTCTGATCCTATTGAAATTGCAAAAGATGCTACAGCTCAGCGTAAGATTGATCAGGATGCTTATATGAAGCGATATGAGGCCAGATAGAAGCGCGAGATAGAAGATGCTAAGGTCGACTTAGAAGATCGCCGTATGAAGCACGAAACGCAGTTACAACAGATGAAAGATGCTGCTGCTATGAAACGTGAACAGCTTAAGGCAAAGGTGGCATTACAGAACAAAGTTGTAGGAGAGAGATGATATGATTTACAATACAAAACCATTTCAAGAAAGATATGATAGGTGGAAAAATGGGGAAAACTATTGGGAAATAGTTGGGTCTCCCTTACCACAATATCAAAGAGGTAAAGATATAGATTCTACATATTAGTTTGTTTAGCGTATTGCTCCAATCGTAGCAGCAAATTTACGTTAGCGTGGAAATATGCGTGCGTTCAATAATATAATGAGACAACTTGCATTTGAATCTAATTATGGTAGGAGTGATGTGGCCAGAAAGTTACACAACTATGGAGGTGTAAGGGTTGGAGGATCTACGAAATATAGAAATTTTAATAACGATAAGGCGTTTATAGATTACTATATGGGAGAGAATGTACTTGGCAATGATAGATATAATGGTATATATGATGCAAAAGATTCTACTACATATGCCAACATATTAAAAAAAGGTGGATATTATGAAGATTCTGTACCACATTATGCTGGACAATTATCAAACATGAAGCTTGTAGATAAACATCTTGCTACATGGTAGAAGGCAAATCCAGGATGGAATCATTAGCCATTGCTATTATAGACGTTATAGCCAATTGAACAAGCTGTAGATAATACATACGTAGCAATGCCAGCAATGCAAATTCCAGTTAAACCAAAAGCTTCTACATAGAATGCGCCAGTAAAGAATACAATGCCACAAATGATAAATATCCCAAGAACTGATATATTACCACCTGTGGAATAGACAATATAGCGCATTATGAACGGCCAAGATATTATGCCATAGCATAAATATGGAAAAGACGGTTTGATGCGGTCTTAGCCAAATACATTTGGTTTAGAACTTTTTCCAATTGTTGATGTAGTAGGGCAATCTTATGAGCCTGCCATTAACATAAAGAATAAGTTAGTAATCCCAAATTATTCTAATGGTAAAGACTCGATTCATATTGCAAAATCAAAACGTGGTACGTTTACGGCAGCTGCTACAAAACATGGCATGAGTGTACAACAATTTGCAAATGTTGTATTAAACAATCCAGATAATTATTCCGCCGCTATGCGTAAAAAAGCTAATTTTGCAAAGAACGCTAGTAAGTGGAAACATTAAGATATACGCAATTATGCGAAAATAATAATTTAATTATTAATTAATAATTATGAAAAAACAAGATCAGAATCCATCAGGGTTTGGTAAATTAGTAAATGAGATGTATGGTAATCCATATGAAACAGAAGGAACTACCGACATCGATAGCGTTACTGATCCAGATCATGTTGAGGACATTGAAAAGAAAGACACAATAATAGAAGATCCAGATCATAAAGATGATTCTGTGGATGATAACGCGGGTGATTCGGCTGCACACGATGACTAGTCGCAGATCCCAGACGATGTAAAAAAAGACAATACTAAAGACGACCCAACTAAAAAAGACAATCCTGATAATAAACAGGATAACGATAATAATTCGGATTTATCTGATGAACAAATTACAGAAGCTCAACAGGTAAGTGCATTATTTGAAGCAGTTGGAGAATCTTTAGGCTGGGACATGAAAGATATTGATGAAAATGATATTCCAGTAACCGTAGATGATCTTACTAAATATTTAGGTAAAGTTGTAGAGCAGAATTCTGTTCCACATTATGCTGATGATAGGATTTAGCAGCTTGACGAATTTGTCAAAAATGGCGGAAAGTTTGAAGATTTCTATTAGGCAAAACAGTAGGAATTATCACTCGATAACTTAGACATGGAAGTAGAGGATAATCAAAAGGCTGTAATAAAAGATTTACTCAAGTATAATGGATATAGTGACGAATAGATAAATAATAAGCTTGCACGTTATGAAGAGGCTGACATGTTATATGATGAGTCTCAAGATGCACTAGATAGACTTAAAACTATTCGTAAATAGGAGTTTGAACAAAATCAAAAACAGCAAGAAGAACTTGCTAAAGCATAGCGCGAACAGCAAGAGTAGTTTTTTAATACCATAACTACAGATATAAATCAATTAGACAGTATTCGTGGTATTTAGATTCCAAAAGCTGATCGTAAAGCTCTATATGACTATATTTTCAAAGTAGATAAAGACGGTGTGTCTCAGTATCAGAAAGACTTTAATAAGAATTTATCAAAGAATTTAATAGAGTCTGCATATTTTACAATGAAGGGCGATGCTTTAGTCTCTGACGCTAAGCGTACAGGCGAAACATCTGCTGCAGAAAAACTTAGGAAATTAATGAGGCATTAGACAAAAAATCATACTGGGTCTGATTCCTCTGAAAAACAAAAATCAGCAACAGACCTATTGAATGGTATGTTCTGATATTAATTATATTTAATATTTTATGAATAATAGTTTGCTTAATAATTTATAGTTATATCGTGGACGTAGGTTTTCAGACCTCGTTGACGAGAATATGATTTCCAATGCTTTACTGACAAAGCCACATGAGGTATCTGGACTTCTTTCGCTAGTATTTGGTACGAAAGATGACGGCGTATCTACTGCAATTGATATGATTACCGGTGGTCTTGGTAAGACGATGGTAATTGAAAATCGCGAATATGAATGGTCTGTACAGATCGACGCTGATCACGCAGTAAATATTCGTTGGGCAAAGTGGAACGGTCATGAAGTAACTGCTAATGATACTCCAGGTATCAATGGTACTCCAATTTATATTGCTCTTGAGGAGCGCTGGTTTGGTCCAGGTGCATTACTTTCATTTGACGATGTTAACTTTCAGGTACGTGTAAGCGGAGCACCTTATTAGGATGGTAGCGCTTGGGTATACGAGTGCTATGTAGCAGATGGTTTTGCTGGTGCATATATTCCTGCAGAGTTCCTGAATCCAGGCAGGCAGGTTAGTCGTATTGGTAGTGCATATGAGGAGTATAGTGATGAGGCTGATATTATCAATTATCAGACTCCATTTAAGATGCGTAACAACTTAATGACAATGCGCCTTTCTTATGACATCACTGGTGATGCTTATTCTACAGTACTTGCAATTGCATTAAAAGATCCAGAGACTGGTAAACAGTCATACTTATGGTCTGACTATCAGTATTGGAAGGCTCTTCGTGAGTGGAAGAAACGTGAAGAGTATCAGTTGTTATTTGCAAAGTCAAATCGTAACGCTGATGGTACATATGCATTAAAAGGTTCAAATGGACGTCCTGTTTCTATCAGTGCAGGTATTTTTGAGCAGATCTCTCCTGCAAATGTACGTTACTACACCACACTTACTGCAGAGTTACTCGAGGATTATTTATTCGATTTGTGCTATAATATGCTCGGTACAAATGAGCGTAAGTTTATTGCACTTACTGGAGAAATGGGTTAAATTTAGCCCCATATAGTAGTAATACTATATAGCAAATTTATTTAATTGCTGGAAAATCTTAAAGAATTTACTAACTTAGATTAACAATGTAAATTATGAACTCGTAGAAGTTTAATAGACAATCAGCAGCTAAGACATTACACAAACCACTTAGAGGATTTGAATATAGATATATATTATACATAGATGGTACTATTTATGATAGATTTACAAGTAATGTTGTAGATAATATAAATGGCACGGTTGTTATATTTGGTAGTAATAATAAACCTTATAAATATAAAATAGGTAAGTTGTTAGACAACACATTTTCAGATATTGATTTTTCTGATTATGTGGAACTAAAAACACACAAAGGTTATATTATAAACAAAAATGGATCTCTGTATAATACAATTAGTAAAAGATTCGTAGGTACTACTATTAAAAACGGATATATACGATATAATGTAGATTGGAGTAGAAGAATGATGCATGAAGTTCTAGCTGATCAATTTATACCAAATCCTAATAATTATAATTCTATAGATCACATTGATTCTGATAAGTTTAATAACAACTTAAATAATTTAGAGTGGTGTGATATAGAAGAAAACAAAAGAAGGGCTTATTATAATGGATTAACCGCAGTAGTTAAGACATTAGTCACTTTCATAAAAGATGATAAAAGTTTTTCTATACTTGGATTAGAAAATGCAAGCAATATATTTAATATTAAAAAATCTACATTGTGTACTATGATAAAACGGTACGGAGATAAAGATTTAATAATACCAAGTGGTTCTATGAAAGGTTATAAAATAATAACTCAAAAGTGTAAATGTAAAGTTCAACGACTATCCGAAATGGAGTAGGGTTCAAGTGAACTCGAAATAATAAATGCCCAAACGGGTAAAGATATAGTCTAATCACATATGAAAATATGTGGAGTGTTATACGATTTATACACTCAATTTAGAGTAACGATCTAAATTAAATATAAATGATTCGTGAATTCGATCGTATCTTAAAAGAAAAGGTAGCTGGCTTTAATCTGATTGATACCAAGTTTGTTACTGGTAATGGTCAGGAGCTCACTCTCGGTGGCCAGTTTACAACTTATAAAATGACCAACGGTATTGAACTGACATTAAAGCGCTGTGCTTTATTTGACAATATGGAAATGTTCCGTCAGCTTCATCCGCTTACAGGTAAACCATTAATGTCTTATACGTTCCTGTTCCTTGATTTAGGTACGCGTGATGGTCAGGCAAATATTGTTAAGGTTTGTCGTAAGGGTCGTGAGTTTGTACAGTGGTGTACTGGTGGTTCTGTAATCCCAAGTGGTTATGGCAATTCTGTTAACACGCTGCGTTCTAATAGCCGTGATGGTTATCAGGTACACTTCCTTGGCGAAGAGGGAATTATGGTTCGCAATCCGTTAGCTTGCGGTATCTTATATTGTGATGCAGAAGATAAGGATAACGCGTAATCAATAAATAACTAAATGATGGTCGAGCCTGGTAGTAAATCTACCAGGTGTACGACATCACAACATACTAATTTATAATTATGGTAGTTGAATTAAAAATTAAGAAAAAGAATCCCTGGGCAGGATTAATTAAATATAGATCTTGTTATGATTATATAGCCCCGTATTTTACGAGGTCTGGGTCGATTTATACCGGTTTAACTCCGGAGGATGAAGAATATTTTGAGAAAGCTTTAGGCTACCCAGAAGGCCATTTGTCAAAGACTAGTGATTTCTGGACTACATTTTGTGTTAAAATTGGCGCAAGAACATTACTGTTGGATGATAGTATACCACGTTAGGCAATGATTATAAAGTTCCTTACTGGTCATAAACGTGTAGCTACATCGTTAGACAAAATGGACGCTGGTAAAGATTATTTACTCATCAACAGAGAAGCGGAGGCAATTGAACAGAATAAACAGAACAAACTTCGTAGGGAAGCTGTTAAAGAGTTTGATAAATTATCATTGGATCAAATGCGTAAATGTTTGCGTCTATTTGGTGTACGCCCAGATTCTATGTCAAACGAATTAGTAGAATCTACATTATTCTCGCTTATTGACAAATCTCCTAAGAAGTTCTTTGATAAGTGGGTAGATAATAAGAACAAAGAAACTGAGTATTTAATTGAAGAGGCTATTGCAAAGGGTGTTATCCGTAAAGATAGAACTCAATATTATTATGGCTCCGAAATGTTTGCAGATTCATTGCCAGAAGCAGTTGCTTATCTTGATGCTAAGAAAAATCAAGACTTAAAGCTCTCGATTATCAACGAAACTAAGAATAAATAATTTTAAACACGACGTATGAAGCATAGTGATATTTATACTAAGTTTATGATTGAATATGACAAGGCAAATGTCACTTCGTCATATCCGTCGCTGACTAAACATGAAATCGCAACAATATTAGACAAGGCATACTTAGCTATAATAGCTGAAAAATTTACAGGGAATAATCCAAGAGGTGTTGCTTTTGAACAAGATATTAAAGCGATAGAAGATATAAGACCTTTGTTAAAAGTTGAACAGCTTGTGTAGATTACACCACATGTTAATCTACATGGACAAACTGCATATAAAATACCAAATGATTTTTTGTATTATGTTAATTTACAATTAAATCAATATACAACAAAAACATCAATAAGTGGTATCGAACATAAGTATTCAAACGTTTTTCTAATATCTAGCACAGATGCTGCAAAATTTAAACCAACTCCAACAAATTTACCATGGGTAAAAAATCCGGTAGCGTATATTACTGAGAATGTAATAAATGTTATTATAGATACATATAATAATAAATATAATGTTGGGGATATGAGTGCATATTTAGAATATGTTAAAAAACCTATTAAATTTGTTGGTAACCCAGATGATACTGATTTTGAACTTAATGATTAGATGGCAGAAGAGCTAATAAATCTTGCAATAATAATGGCTACCGAAATTGTAGAATCTCCGAGATTATAGACAAAATTAGGTATTAAACAACTTGAATCATGACACAGGAACAGACTAGACAATTAGGGATTGAATTTGAGCGCAGGCTTATCGAAATAGACCCTAATTTTGAAATAAAAATGAAGCCTGACACAGATACTATCTATTCCATGTTGAGTGAGTATCAAGATAAGTTTGTAAGGGGCCTTTATACACAAGTACAATCATTACCAGCAGGAACTAGACAATACAAAATAATACAAGACATATTAAGCTCTTTAACATCTATAAAAGACATAAACGTAGGAAATGCAGCATTTGGGCCAGTATACATAAAACTACCAAATGACTATTATATGTATATTTCAAGTAAATCTACATGTCAGAGTTAGTTACGATACAGCGGTACTGTACCAAATGTTCATGCAAAATACGAAGATATTAAAAAGGTATCAAATGACGCATTTAATGCTGGCTGTATAATAAGAAGGCCTCTCACATGTGTACTTACGAAAGACGATGTTGAATATTTATATGTATTTGCAGATAATTATACAAAAATAACATCTGTAGAATTAATGTATTATCATCAACCATATGCATTTAATGTTCTGAATTATGACGATTCGAATGTTAATGCTGGAGCTGTACACAGTAAGTGTGATTTACCATACAGTTGTTTTGATCAATTAGTAAGCGGTGCTGTAGATTTATATATTTATACATACAAATATGGAGTAACGTTATAGAATTTAAAACAGCGGGCATTGTAGAAGGTAAAAGATCAGTAGTTACAAGATAAATAGCAATAGGAGGTATAATGATGACTAACTTGCAGATATTAGAAGCTTTTGAAACTGAAATAAGCAAAATAAATGATATTGATAAGCCTGTCACGAGAGATTCATTATATTTTTTAAATTAGGCTATAGATAAATTTGTAAAGCTTAGGTTTAATGGTGATTTTGTTCACAAAACGTCATATGAACAAAACGAAAAGCGCAGAAGCGATTTGATAAAATTATTTAAACAAATTATAACCCCACTTGGCATATCAGCTAGAGATTATCAAAATAGTGATTATGATGTTTACACTGTAGAATATCCAGACGATTTTCTATATTCACTAAATGAAGATGTTGTAATAACAGATTTGAAAAATGAAAATAGTAAAAATGTAAATATATTTGAATGTACGGCAGATAGTTTTATGTATAGAGTAACAAATAGCCTTACGGATTTCCATTATAAGTATGGATACGCAAGGCCTATAAGAATACGTACTAAAACGGGGTGTTAGCTTTTAACAGATAAGAATTATATTCTTCAACAATATACATTAGGTTACTTAAAAAAACCTAACAAAATAGATTTAAATAATCCTTATACACAATATGAGGATTTTAATGATAGTACTATTTCTGAGATAATTAAAATAGCTGCTCAAATGTATATTGAAAATATACAAGACAAGCGTTATAACACAATTACTCATGAAGTAGATACACAAGAATAATTTAACGTGGAAAGCCCAGCTAGTTAGGTCTAGTAATATAAATATAGGGTGAGTAGAAAAATTAATTTAATATGATTACATACGTAAATACAGTACTTGTTAGCAATCTTGCTACTGGTGCGGTTTTAGCAGCAGCTCCTGCTGCAGCAACTTCTTTGGGCACTCCTTCTGCAGATGCAGGTAAGTTTGTGTTCATGAACTGTGACAATGAAGCAAAAGGTGCATATGATATTTCTGCATCTAAGGTTATTAAAATTGGCGTTGTTACAAAGCAGAATACCGCAAAGGTAGATTATTCTACTGGCGCAGTTACATATCAGCCGATTGTTAAATGGTCAAATGAGATTAAGAAAGGCTCAGTTAAGCATTATGCATTAACAAAGAACGCAGATCATGCTGATGCTCCTGAAAAGGTAGAGCTTGACTTTAGTGCTCTTTCTGCAGGCCTTTTGGCAAAGTTTGCCGAGGGTGGTAAGAGAGTAGTAGTTCGTCTTACTTATAAAGATATGCCTACTCGCTTCCGTAAGTGGACAGATTCATATGAGTACATTACGAAAGATGGCGAAACTCTTGTAACTCTTGTTGATGGCATTGCAAGCATGATCAATAAGGAATACAAGCGTGCTCGTGTAACCGCTGTATCTGATCACACAAATAAGGTTACGATTACTGCAATGGAGTACGACGATGATAATTCTGTAGATTCTATCAATCTCGCTGGTAAGGTACGTTTCAGTGTAAATGTATATTACACAGATCCTCAGGCAGCTGGTTTTGCTTCTCATAATAAGTATCCACTTGCTGGTGCAAAAATTAAGCATACTGCTGGTGTACAGAATCCAGTTGGTTCTAAACTTGTTCGCGACCGTGAGAATCTGTCCATGGGTTATCTTGGCGTACTTAATCGCGGTGAAGGTACGTGGCCAGTAATAAAGCCTTCAATGGAGACGCAGTTAGATAAGAAGTATGATGGTATTACTCTCGAATTTGAAAACGAATATAATACCGCTGACGACTTAAAGAGAAAGACAAAGCAGACTGTAGAGATTTATGGCGTAACTGGTCAGCTTACTGCAGTAGATACTGCGCTGAAAGCATTTGTTGGCTAATTTTACACACAATGATATTTTAAAATGCTGGGGTGGGGAAATACCCCACTTTGGCATTTTTTGTTTAACATAAGAACATATGAAGAAAATTAGAATTGGGACTGATGTTCGTATAAAGCTTGCTTTAAAAGAGTTAAGTGATTACGATCAAACAGCAATAAAACAATTAAAATGTTATGTGATCCGCACTTCTGATTTAAAATATATAAATCTTAATAGGCACGGATACCCACAGTTTTATTATCCAACGGAATATACTACATGGATGTCCGGATTTCCTTTATATTTTCAGATGCCATATAATGCAGAGGTATTTAATTCTGGCATGTTCGGTGTAATCGACGACTATCGGTTATTTCCATCATACAATGGGTTTGGGGTTTATTCTAGAAAATTTAAATGCATTCCTAAAGAATATTTAGCTCCATCCAGAGTATTAGAATAGAAAAATGCAATTGAATTATATTTTCCAGGTGTAGATTAGATAAATATCGGCACATATAAAGTAGTAGTTGTAGTAACAGTATATTAGCCAGGATGGGGATATAATAATCTTCGTACATATGCATTTGATCAAGGTGAATTATTTGAACTTGTGAACGACAATACTGGTGAAAGTGGTGACATTTCAATAGGTGTTGAACCAGAACAGCCTAAGAATTAGCCACAGTTATTACAAGTTCCATCAGATTTATATGTTAACTCAGATGCAAGTACACCAACACTTTTTATATTAGGTGATAAAGATTCACATGGTGTAACATTTGAGATACTTGTTAAATCTGTAGATGGAACTATAAGATAGATGAATGTATTTGATATAAAATATATTCCTATAACTTGTGATGATCCGGATGTTTCCATAGAAACTTCTTAGATTGCTATAAGGATAAAAGAAAACACTGCTACCAAAATTGTTAAACTTGTTGTTGGTAAAGGCGACAGTAAAAAAATAATAAATTTACACATTACTAGACCATAATAATTATGAATATTACATTAAAACGTATAGCATTACATAAAGATTACACTATTGGTAAATTATACATAGATGGAAAATATTTTTGTGACACACTTGAAGATGAAGTTAGAGATTTAAACAAAAACGGAGTCTTTGATAATGGCGAAACAAAAATAAACGGTAAAACTGCTATACCATATGGTAAATATGAAGTAATATGGTCATATTCTCCAAGATTTAAAATGTACACACCACGGCTGTTAAATGTTGATTCATTTAACGGTGTGTTAATACATGCTGGTAATACTAGCAAAGACACTGAGGGGTGTATATTAGTTGGAGAAAATAAGGCAGTTGGAAAAGTATTAAATTCTAAGAAAATAGTATCAGAATTATACCCAATTATTAAAAATGCTTGCAAGAGTGGTAAAGTAACAATTGAAATATTATGACTAGAGTTCAGAAAGAAAATGTTCAATACGGAACCGCTGCATTATCATTGTGTAGTGGTATAGCACTTGCATTTTTGTCATTTTTCTTAAATAAGTATAATGTATCCGAAGGTGTATTATGGTATGTGTCATAGACACTCGTGTATGCTGGTAGTATATTTGGAGTGTCTGCATACGTAAATACAAAATTCGGAGAAATTAAAACGTTTTTAATTGATAAAGAGAATGAGATTGATAACAATATTAAGGCTAATAAAGGCTAATTATAATATTGTTTCTAACGTTGTTTTAGGGCTCTCTGCGGCCGGATTATTAGGTTTTGGTATAATTACACATAAACAGAATAATAGGCTCAGAGAGAGCCTGGAAATAGCTCAAAATAATATATTGGCCTATTAGGGGATTGTTAGCAATACCTAGTAGGCCAATAATGTTTTAAAGCTAGACATGTCTTAGTTACAACATTAGAACGATTAGCTATTACAAAAAATAGATAGTGTACGCAAAGAATTAAAAATAAATTCTAAGCATATAAATACTGCTGCAACTCAAACACAGTCTGTTTACGTTAATAAGAGTAAGGGGGTAAGGGGGTAGAGTAATACTAATAATTTAGTAACAATACTTACAAAAGATAGTATATATAAAGATACTATACAATACAACAACCTTACTAAAGTGTTTTATACTATCGGTAAAGATACTGTAAATATAGCTATAGATGTAAAAAACACATAGTATTTATATGTATATACGAAAAAGTAGTATAAGAATAAAAAAAGTTTTATAAAACGACTATTTACCTTAGATTTTAAGAAAGTTAGAGTACATGAATATAGAATAGTAAACACTAACGATTTATTTAAAACATCAGATACTAGGGTAATAGAATCAATAAATAAGTAATATGACATACACAACACTTAAAGCATTCGTAGATGATATATTACTTCTTGCTAGAAACAATAACATAAGTGAAAGTGAAGACTTATCTCGTGAACAGATTCGTTAGTGGATAAAGGCATATAAACATCAAATCATAAGGGATCGTATAGATAAGTGGAAATAGGATGACGGAGAAAATCTTGAAGATGTAATTGACGGTATTTATATTAGAGAAAAGGGCCCGTTAGAATTAACCACAGTATCTTCATATGATCAAAACTAGATTTTTACTAAAAAATTAGTTAAAAAGTTAGAAGGTATATTTGATAATACGGAAAGTAGTATATTGGCTGTACATGATCAAGCTGGAGAAAACATACAGATAATGAATCATATACGCAGACATTATAATTATTTTAGAAAATATACTGGAGGAGAACCTACTGCTTCTTATGAAGATGGATATGTTTATGTCACAGGACCAAAAACATATGATTAGTTAAAATATATTTGGGTACTTGCAATATACGAAGATAATGATGATAATTTTGATACGGCTCCATCTGAAGATGATGTTAGAATACCTTCGTGGATGGTTCCACCTATAAAACAACTTATACTTAGAAACGAATTAGCGTTTATGTTGAATAGACCTAGTGATGATAGTAATAATTCTACATTAGCTAGTGTAAAACCACATGGACCACAAGACGATGAGGAATAAGAATTCACATGGATTTATAGATATGTATGATACGATGCCGATAGAGGTGTCGTATTTTGCGTATAAGGCGATATTATAGGAAATGTGTAAAGTTATACTAAAACACATTTTGGACGGCTCAGATGGCTTTAAAATGCCCTCTAATCTTGGTTATATACAAGTAGGTAAATACAGGCCAAAGTCTTATACAGAAAAATCATTATCTATAGATTATAAATCTAGTAAAGAGTTAAATAAACGTATATATCACTTAAACGAACATTCTGATGGGTATAAATTTAGATTATATTGGTCTAAATCTCATTAGTATTTCCCAGATATGTACAAATACTAGTTATCATTAGTGCGTGCTAACAAAAGAAGATTAGCTCAACTAATATTCAAACACACTGATTATTTAAATATAAATGATATACAATTTTATAAAATGTGAATCGGTTATAGCTAAGATTATGGCCGATTTAGATTCTTCTGAATCTAGACAAAGAACTACTGATATTCGGGAATGGATCTTTGAGGCTATAGAAAAGATCGGTGCACCAATGTAGTATATCAAAAGAGAATCTGGAGCAGATGGAGTTCCTATTTTCGAAATAGAAGACAATCAAATTCCATTGCCAAAAGAATTGGTACATTTGGATGGTGTAGCATACTCTACATCACCGACTGGTCCATGGATTCCAGTAAGAACTAGTACAGGTGTTTTTAAAATTCCCACACAACCTAAAAAAAGTATAGAGTTTATAACTCTGGATAAAGAAGGGCAACAAAAACTATAGGACGATACAAAAGAAGAGTTACCTCCAATGCAGTATAAATATCCTACAACGTAGTCATAGTTTATTACTGTAAACAATGTGAAAAAAATTGGTGATAAGATTAAAGTATTTGCTCATAAACCACAATATTTTATAAAACCTGGTTGGTTAGTAATAAACGAAAAAACTGGGTTTATTAAACTTGCATACAAAGCAATTCCTGTAGATGAACGTGGTTATCCATTAATTCCAGATTTAGAATCATATCAAGAAGCAATATATTGGTACGTTGTAATGAAATTAAATTTTTCAAAGTTTTTAAAAGGTAAACTTGGCGGAAAATTAAAGAGCGCAAATGGTACAATATATTAGTACATTCAACAGTAGTGGCATTTCTATAAAAGGAAAGCATATACAGATGCAATGATGCCTACTGCAGACGACATGGAAAACATAAAAAATGATTGGAATAGATTAATTCCAGATATAAATGGAAGTAATACATTTTTTAACCACTCAGGAGAGCAAGAAATAACATTTAACGATTATTATTATGGATACTAATACTAAAACTCAGCAAATAAACACATTCGATGGCGGTATGAATACCGATACATCAGATATGATGCTCGGTAAGAATTAGTATCGTTTAGCTAGGAATTTAAGGTATGTTGTTGGCGCCCAAAGTGATTTTGGAGAATTGCACCAGATAGAGGGTTCTACGTGGTTTAAAGATTTATTTGGCAAATGTTTGTTCTCTACTCAAATTCGTCAATATGGAGTAATCGCATATTAGAAAATATATGATGAAAATTATATACAGAAATATGGCAATCTTGATAATTTTCAACATGAAATTGAAAAAGATAAACCGTATGTATATATCATACGAATTGATAAAGATGGAACTGTATTTTTAGTATATGGACCAGACGATAGTGGAGAATTAAATATTGATACCAAATACAGCATTGTTACTAGATATGAAGATACCGACAATATAAAGGTATATTTTGCTGATGGCAAACATTATATATTTTCTATCAACATAATGAAATATAACGGATCGAATATAGAAACTATTTCTATGTATCCGTCTATAAAATTTAAGAAGCCAATTTTTAACGGACTTACGTCTGGAAGATTAAAAGCAGGGCTAGTACAATATTCTTATTCATTATATGCACAACATGGCAGAAGAACAGAAATTTCTCCGGCGACAAAATTAATACCTATTGTAAATAAACCATATGAGTCACTTACTTCTGCAAAATAGTTACTGGGGTTAGAAAAAGATAAATATTCAAATAGCGGTGTATAGATAACAATCAATGTAGAAGAAAAGTATAGAAAAATATTAAATAAGCTATTAATATACAGAATATAGTATATAGAAAATGGTCAATAGCCAATAATTGGTATAGTATATGACGGATTAATAAACGGAAATACTTTTACATTTATAGACGATGGTGTCGAGCCGTTATAGAAATTCACATTAGAAGAATATAATAGTGTATCCGGAATACATATAATTCCAAGGGTCATAGAGAGCAAAGATGATTTTTTATTCGCTGCAAATATAAAAGATGTGCAATATAGTGATGATGCTTTGGCTGATATTGACACTAGAGCATATCAATTTGATCCAAATGATTCGCATACACATTTATTTGATTATAGCAGTGGAATAATATATAAAGGTTCTGAACAATATGGAAACGGTCTCACATTTGATCAAGTAGTAAATGAATATAAAACAAATCCTGAGTTTAAGAAATTTGATTGTTATAATAGATGTAATAATTTATCAGAACTAGATAATCCTTCTACAACTAATATAAACATTAATGATTTATAGAAAGGATTATATGATAAGTTTACAAAAGACGGATGGTATTATGGTGGTAGTGGTGCAAACATTAGTTGGAAATTTATAACTACTAATATTGTAGGAGACGGATCCGAAGGAACTCTGGACACAATGTATGGACATTATGGAACTGCGCACAATACTACGAAATTCGTATGTAATACTATGATGCCTGAGCAATTAAAAATATATTACATTCGTAAAGACGGTTAGCTAGAAAACGCAGGATATATTGATACAAAAGAATTTATAGACATTACATATAGTGATAATACTGGTTTAACATATGCAAATCCAAAAGTTGCATATTCTCTAAAATCTTTAAGAAGAGACGAGGTATATAGATATGGTATAATTCTTTATGACAAGTTTGGACACGCATATCCTGTGAAATGGATAGCTGATATACGTACTCCTAGTATATATACAAAAGGGTTTGAACCATTTTTTTGTAAAGGACATATAGATGACCCAACTCCAATATATGATTTAATTGTACGCCCACTTGGAATACAGTTTGAAGTATCTATTAAAAGTAACGAATTTGTGCAATATGAAATTGTAAGATGTAGAAGAGGCGAATCAGATATTGCAACAGTTTCACAGGGTGTAATATCTAGACCAATTAAAAAAATATATAATAAAGATTATTCTGGTGATAAAAATTCTCCATACACGCCATCTGGATTTTTAACTACTGCAAGATTTTGGAGCGGTGACGAACAAAAAGCAAGATATGGTGCTTCTAGTAGTACAGACGACTGGCACGAAGCAGATAATTATGATAATGATAGTGTGTTCTAGTTTATATCTCCTGAAATTTGTTATCATAAAGATTCTACACAAGCATTATTGGATAAAAAGCAACTTACAATAAATCCACAAATTTATTTATTTGGTGCAATTGGATTTTAGGGGTATGAGCACAATAAAGACTTTATGCTAAAAGGCATATAGTCAGAAATAATTGGACATAGAACTGAGATTGTTGAATCAGATACTGAAATTACAGATGTAATACATTTAGGTATAACAAACGCAACATTACAGCTTAGTGCAAAACGACCAATTAATTATACTATTGTAGGAAGTGATAATAATCATAAACTAGAATATGATGGTGGATTGTCAATTGAAAATAATCCAATGAATTAGTTATTATCATTGACAAATATTGCAGCTCATACAGGTAGAAGTTTTTGGAATAGTAGATTTGGGTTAGAACGCAATTGGAAACATGCCGCCTACATAACAGATACAAATTCCGCAAACTCGCAAATGGTTTTTAGTGTTGCGATGCCGACAATTGAAGAAATAACCAATCTAAAATCTGATACAGAAGTTGATGGAAATGAAATAATCAAATCATATAGCACTTATACAAAACCACCTAAGCAATCTTTTTCATATATTAAATTATATAATTAGTCTAATAAAGTAATACTGAGAGGCCATCATAAAGGAGTTCCTTCGCAAGATATGTATTATTATAACGACGAACAATACGGTTATCCTGGAACACACGCAAATTCTTATAATAAATGTAATATCGTTGATTATAAAATAGCGGCAGAACTTGGGTGGGACGATTTGGCCACAGCTACGGTATCGAATGGGAAAACAAAATATTCTTTAAAATATAAAGATTCACTTACACCAATAGGACCATATAACTTCTGTAATTGGGTTTGTGGAGGTTCATATATGTATGGTGGAGATCAAGACGATATTGCTGATTTAAGATATGCAGATAATCAATATTTGAGAGCTGGCGCAGAATCACATATAATGGGCCCTGGCGGAAGATGTTTATTAATAAATATAGATAATAATTGGTCTATAAACAATGATAAACACGGTAACGGAGATGAAGTTAATTACATGTTTGCCGATGCAATGTGTACATCTGTAATTAATACACAAGACGGCCCGCAAAAAGCAACAATTATTCCGAATACTGATAGATATACTACTAATAACATATATCAACAAGCTATAGTTTCTAATGGCGACGGAGATGACTTGTCAGATGTTATTATATATAGAGAAAGTATTGCTGGTACATATTTATGTAATTTAAGACAAACAGTTGTACCATATGGCGGATTTACATATTAGGCAAGAAAGTTATCACAATATTGTAGTTATGGTGATATATACGACATAAAAGCTGGAAAATCAATATGTAATGTATTTGACGGTGACACATTTATATTACCGTTCGAATATGTATCAATGCATAAATATTATAATAACCAAGTTATTAATTCTATAACACATTGTATAATATATTCTATACCGGTTGAGACTAGTATTAATCTTGCATATACATATGGTAATGAGTTCAGTATGCATTATAACGAAGGCGGAATAACTAATTTATAGATACAACCATCTAATGTATATAATTTATATCAATAGAAAACTCCATTATATAGCTATAATTCTGCATACAGTGCCGATTCAACATCAAGATTATATAGTACTTATAACTTAGATCGAGGCTCAGATGGAAAACATATTGACTATAGGTGTATGTATTCTGGACGGAAAGATAATAATGAAACATACGATTCGTGGTTGAAATTTTAGCCAGCTAACTATATAGATGTAGATTCAAGATATGGTGAAATTACAGAGCTTAGAGTGTTTAACAATAGTCTTGTTTTCTTTTAGAATTAGGCAACAGGAATCTTATCTGTAAACGAACGTAGTGCCATAACAGACAATAGTAATATGCCTCTTGTTTTGGGAACCAGTGGAGTGCTAAGTAGATATGACTATATTACTACCAAAAATGGAATGAGGCCAGACTAGTTTGCAGACGATGTATCTTCACAAGCATTATATTGGGTAGATTCAGATAGAAATGAAATATGTGCGTATAATGGGGGTCAAAGCTATTCTATATTATCTAAAGAAAAGTTAGTACAGAATTATATGAATCAAAATTTAAATAATAAGCATAAACCTATTGTGGTATTTGATAAATAGTACAATGAGGTATTGTTTAACATTTATGATAATGAAAATTGTGATAATGACACATTGGTTTATAATGAGTTCACACAAAGGTTTACTAGCACGTATAATTTAAACATAGATTCATATTATAGGCTATCTAATCAGTTATATTTTATCAAAGGGTGTAGAATAGATAAGTGGAATGTACAACAAAATAATGTTTCTAGAAAATGTTTTGATACATAGGCAAAACCGTATGTAAAATACATCATAAACGAATCTCCAGAAATTGTTAAAGTATATGACAATCAATATTTTGGTGGTAATTTTATGGGAAATGATGAGTATACGTTAACATTTAATTTCAATACTCCTCTGAAACAAAACAGTACAATAAATTAGAAAAACATAACAAATAGAGAATACGATTTTAGATTTGCCATCCCACGAAATAATAATTCTGAATATGGCGATAGAATGAGAGGTAAAACAATGCAGTGCGAAATGTTATCTGATGACACCGCAGGAGACTTTTCATTACAATATGTAATTACTAAATTTAGAATGTCATGCAGTTAACATATAGAAGACAAATGAGAATGCCAATATATAATTTACCAGGATTTAATAACGGCAAGCCTGATTTTGAAGCTATGAGCAGAGATTGGGCAAAAAATAATTAGATTAGGATCTCTCCACAAGGTCAAATGTATAGTACTATATATGAACCAGAGTGGCAGACTGCTGGTAACAAAGCATAGTCTACTATTCAAGATCAAGCTGGTAATATATTTTAGAGCGGAATCGCCTTTACAGGCAACATGATAAATGCATTCGGTCCAACAAAAGGGATAAACGAACTGATGTCTGATGCTGGGACATATAATGCTGCTGGTAATGGATTTGGTTACCAGGCATATAATCAGGTGAACGATAGTGATCAATTATCTGAGTTAAGTAAGTAGAACACTAATAATACGCTAAAAACTGCTGGTTCTGGTGCAGCATTAGGTGCTGCTGTAGGTTCTGTTGTTCCAGGTGTCGGTACTGTACTGGGCGGATTAATTGGAGGAATTGGAGGGTTGATTGGTGGTCTATTTGGAGGTGCGTCAAGAAGGCGCAAACTTAGACGAAGAATCTTTGATGCAAAACAAACAATAAATAGATATAATAATTTTGCACAATCTTCTTCACAATCAGATTATCTGGATCAATCCTATAATTTAGATCACGAAAACACAAATGATGACATATTAGTTGCCAAAAGAGGAAAAGACGCAAATTAGAAAGTGTCATATACATCTGTAGGAAAACAAAATGTCCGGCCTAATGCAAGAGTTGCCGCAGCAGAAAGTATTTTGGACAACATTAATGATGTAAATAACGCCACTGGACAAGTAGTAAAAACTGGTAAACTTGGACAAGATACTAACTACGCTAATCTAAACAATGATACTGTTGTTTTAGGTCAAGATAAAGATTGGAGAAATGGCCAAACATTCAGAGATCAAGCATTGCCATATACAGAAGCTTTGGAAAAAATTAATAGTAAGTATGAACAACGTACTAATTCTAAATTGAATAAGTTACGTGGCAGACTAGGTCAGGATAGTGATAATATTCAGCAATAGGAAATAAATAAATTAAAAGCTCCAATTGTGAATAAATTAAAAGATTTATCAGATTAGCAGCAATTACAACATAGTATTACAAATAATATGCAAACATATAATACATATAAGTTCGGTAAAGACAGATTGCCAGGATTTAAAAACGGCACAATTAGCAAAATGGATTGGCTGAGCAACGCAATTCCTATGGGCGCTGGTATGTTAACTAGTCTTGGACAATGGCTAGAAGCAACAAGATAGGGTATTCATACTCCTGATATATATGCTGCAAATCCATATGAAAATGCTGCATTAACACAGCTTGCTAGTTTACATTCTAATCCATATCCAATATTGCAACAAATAAATAATGCTAACAGACGTAATTTATATGCAATCAATCGTGCTGGCGGATTAAGTGGTGCTTAGAAATATTTAGCAAATGTTGCATCTGGGCTAATATCTACAGAGCAGATTGCAGATGCATTATTTAAATCACAGGAGCAAAATAACCAGTATAAAACTGCGTATGCAAATGCTTTATTATAGTCTGGTGCACAAAATGCGTCACGTAGACAGCAGGCAAATCAATATAATACAGAGTATGCAGCTAGTGCACATGCAGCTAGATTGCAAGGACAGCAGATGGGATTGAGAAACCTTATGGATTATATGCAGCAATATTCTGCAAATGAGTATAAAAGGAAGACTGGTAATGATATGTTAGATATATATCAGCAGCAGGTTGATCTCGATAAAGATAAATTAAACAGAATGTTTCCCAAAGAAAAAAAACCAGTATATCAGCCTAAAGTAAGTTATACTACCCCTATTATATATAATACAAAACCTTTCTATACATATACTCCTATCACACAAGAAGATTATTTAAATAGTTTAATCCCTTGGAGAAATTATAAAAATCAATAATTATGGTATACGCAAAAGATTAGTGGATTCAACTTCCTGTCAAAGATATATATGATTCATAGATCATGATGGCGTCTATCAACGCTGCTAGGGATATGTATCAACGTGGAGTTGATTAGGTAAAAGAATTTAAAAAAGAATATGGTGATTTTTTCAGTCCTATTTAGGCTGATATGGATTGGTATAACAATAATGTCATAGATAAAACCAGGGACTTTATTAATGATCTATATGATAAAGGTATTGATCCTACAAGATCGCCAGAGGGACGTGCAATGATTTCAAGGTATGTTAATAACATGCCGACGGGAGATATAAATAGATTAAAGCAATCTGCTGTAGTGGCATCTGATTATATAAAAAATCGTGGTAAACTCATTGCAGAAGGTTTATGGAATCCGGAATATGAAAAGTATTTACTTGGTGGAAGATCTATAGAAGATTGGGACACAACAAAAGATGGTTTGTGGAACAGAGAGTCTCCGGATCAATATGTAGATTTAAATACCGCTACTACGAAATGGTTTGATCAATTACAACCATCGTATCAATATACGAAAAATGGTATGGATTGGTACGGTATTAAAAATAAGGACTTAATGAAAACTATGGAACAATAGATTCCTGATTTCGTTAACAAAGGTCTTGGTAAATACAATTATGATCTTGCTAAAAAACAATTATAGATGTCTGGATTAAATAATCCAACGGACAAACAAATTACCGATAAGCTTAAAGCAAACATTGCTGCAGCAAATGCTGAAAAATTACAGATGATTCCTAAGATAAATCCGCTTTATCAGATGGAGCAAGAATACGAATATCAGCGCAGACTTGCACAATTAAGGCACAGGCATGCAATGGAAGAAAAAGATCAGCCTACAGTTTAGACTATTACACCATATACTCAAAGAACAGAGATCACAATGCAAGATAACATAAATAGGCAAATGCATGACATTCCATCTGTAATTAAGAGTACAATTGATTATTGGAAGAATAGCAAATCAAAGGACGCTAAAGCTCATGTTGCCTGGTGGACGAATGTAAGTAACGATCTTGCAAAATCAAGGACAGCTGAAGATTATGATGCAGTCTTATATCGTAATGGATTAATAGATAAATCTGGAAATATTACAAGTCGTACTAAGAATGCATATTCTTATTCAAATAATGTACAAATTGCGCCTGGTACCATATTGAATAGTAATACTCTAAAGAAGATAAACAATTCGTATGAGAGATACAATGTAAACATTACAGATACGGGTGACGCGGCAACAAACTTAGCAGTATATACACAAAATAGTCAACCTACCTATGTAACATTTGGAGGTGATATTTCTACAAAGGACAAACGACGTGTTATAAACTTAACAAGAGGCGATTATCAATTAGCTGATGTACGTAAATTTAATGCTGTGACATCTAGCAAATATAAACCAAACTCAATATCTATGAAGTTTAATAACTTCTTAACAAAAGATAGAGGAGTAATTGCTCTTAATGGTTCAAACGCAAGCGGATTAAAATTATATAGAGTACCTGGTAAGAATGGTACGTCACATGAATTATCTGGTTATGTAGAAGTTCGTAAGAGTGACATAGAGAGATTCGCAAAACAGACTGGTAATTCTGTAGAACATATTATAAATTATTTTGGACTAAAACCATCACATATAGATGTACGTAGTCAAAACAGTAATAACGAGAAGCAGCAGTCTATGGAAACGCTACTCGTTCCAATGATTAGGGTTGACAATGCAAGCATTTCTACAAATGAGGGCATTGACAACACAAACTTTAAATATAGATATGGCGGTAGCAATTCTTATAAAGAAGCTAACAATTCTATGTATACCGCTGTTGGAGAAGTAGGATAGTAATACAATATTATGAAAAAAGCAATACAAATCTTGAATCCGGTCTAGAAATTAGGCGCACAACGATTGGCAGAAATGAAGAAAAATCAAGCTGCCAATCGTCGACAGCTTTATGACCAAACTAATAAATATACTGGTGGTAATGTCGATTTTACACCAGAAGATCAAACAACATTGTTCGTACCAAAAGAGTATTAGTTTTCAGAAGAGAATGACTCTAATTCAAAAGGTTTTAATATAATCCCAGAAAGTATCAAGGACGATTGGAATCATTCTTCAATAAAAGATGCATATAGGATGTTCCTCACACAATGGAACATGTTTAGAAACCAATCTGCTACTGGAGAAATTCTACATGACCATGACGATCTCAACGACATTGAATTACAAGAGGAATATGTAAAACAAATGAATAAGGTGGCATAGGCACAAAAATTATATGATCAGATGCCAAATGTCATCAACAAGATGCAATTAGATCAGGCAACAAAAGATCTTGATTCATATGAGAAAGTAATAAAAGAAAATTGGTCAAAGTCTGATAATCTAATTAATAATTTTGTAAATTATAATGCAAAACAAGATAATATTTCTGACCAAATATTTGTAAATCTTGCTAATCAGCTAAGTAGAGGTTCTACAGAGGGATATGTCGACGATAAAAATAAGTCGTGGGTAGCCAATAAGATTAATAGTGCAATGACAACACTACAGAATATGGCTACTGGTACTTTAGAATCACTGGCACATCCATTTATTCATGGTGTACAAGGAGGATTATCTGACCGAGAAGAAATTAAATATGGCATAAAGCAGCATGGCGATCAAGATGGGTATAAGCATTTATATGATAAATACTTTACATCATGGCGTAGTGTTGGTGATTTAAGTCAAAGAGCAGAACAATTACAAAATGCTTTAGACATACAAAAATCACAAATAGAAAGGAAGCTAAATGAGCATATTTCTAAAGAACAACACACCAGAGATTTATATTTAAATGGCAACTGGGCTTTTGACCCTAAAAAGGTAGATCCTATTTTTAGGAAAAAGGTAGAAAACGATGATTCTAGTCTTTTACTTAGATTTGCTCCGTGGCATATACTATATAGTGTCCCTGGATTGGCATCATCATATTCTGATATTGAAGATCTTGGTGCACAAATGGCAAATCAAGGAGCATTTGCATTAGCTGCAAAAGGGTTATCATTTGCGTTAGGTGGTGGTAAATTTAAATATGGTGCTTCTGTATTAAAATATTTATTAAATGCAGGAAAAATTGCTAATGTCGGTACAGGTTTATATATTGCAAACAGACTTCGTGAAAATGAGTCTGGCCTTGAAACAATTAATGCATATAGCAGTAGAGTATTGGATGACTTACAAAACTCTAAAGTAAATATTTAGAGTGTTATAAAAGACATTGAAGCAAAAGCTATTGCAAATGGTGATAATTTAGATGGTTATAATGACCTTGAGAAAATTCAATATGGTTTAGCATATGGTATAAAGACCAATAGTAGTGAGTTTAATGCGGCTGCTACAAATGCAAGAAACGGGTTGGCAAAAGTGTGGAATGATAACCAGACATTATCTACATTAGACTATTTACAGACACTCCCGATAATGGGGCATACTGGTAACTTCTTCAAAAAGGCATTAACTCGCAGAGCTCTCGGTAAAGCGGCAGCTGGAATATCTGATGATGTGATTAGCGCAACAATAAAAGCTGGAGAAAAAGCTGCACAGTCTGCATCTGATAGAATAATAGACAAGTTATTTAAATCTGGAGCAGAAGATGTATTAAACAAGGTTAGAGCAAAATAGACTGTAGATTTTCTTAAAAATAAGATTGCTACGATTGGTAAAATTGGCGCATCTGAAGGTATGGAAGAGGGTATACAGTAGATATTACAGAATCAATACCAAAGAGGCGAATACGACAATTATTCACAGCCTACGAGCGTATTTTAGCTGCCTTCAATATTTAACAACTTGAGGATGTCTGCAGAATCTGTTGCAGATTACTTAGGTATTAATTTTGGTAATCCTGATAATGCTACAAGCGACATACGACAAGCGATGAATGCTGGTATTGTACAAGGCATACTTGCATTTGGTCTTGGCGGTGCTATGACTAATGTGTTAAACAGAGATTAGGCAGAAAACTTAGGAATAAACTCAGATAACACTAGAAATCTTATATCTGCGTTAAAGAATGATAACATAATTAAATCTCTTGTTGGTGAGCATTACGGGAAAGCCGAAGATAACAATCATGTCGGTATATTTTTTGATGCATACAGCAAAGCTGGAAACAATGCACGTAGAGTTTCTGAATCTCTTGAAGCAATGAAGTCTTTTAAAGGGGATCTTGTAGATGACGATTTCATTGATAAGGATGTTAAACTTGCAAACGAAACATGGAATCTGTATAATTCTAAGGTTGTAGATACAAAATTAAAAGATTTAAATATTTCCAGAGACAGTGAAAATCATAAAAAGATAATACAAAACGGCGTTAGGTTTATACAAGATTATAAGAATATATCAAATCTGCAT